AGATCAGCTGTGCCGTCTCGGCTGCTTCCACCGTCACGGTGCAGCTGGCGCTCTTACCGCCTGCCATAGCCGTAACGGTGCAGCCGCCCGCCTTGCTGGCCGTCACAGTGCCATTTACCACGGTGGCAATGCCGGTTGGGGTCACCGTCCAGATGACACTTTTATTGGTGGCGTCCGCAGGCAGCACGGTGGCGGTCAGGGTCTTGCTCTCGCCCTCGTTCAGGGTCAGGGCGCTGCTGCTCAGGCTTACGCTCTGTACCGGGATCTCGTCACTGCCACCGCCGCTGCTGCTCCACTCGGTGCGCAGGGCGTTCAGCTGCGCCTGCATGGAGGGGCTGGTGTAGGCGGCGTTTTCCAAAAGGGACAGCAGCAGGGTCTTGCTGGTCTCGCTCAGGCCGGAGCCAGAATTCGTATTTTCATTAGCTTTTGCAATACCGTCCTCCATGTGATTCAGCTGCGAAGCGGTAAGCACTTCGCCGTTTGCAAAGTTCTGCTTTTGATAGCTCATTGATAAGTTACCTCCTCTTCATTTTCGTTGGTTTGCGTAAAAGCCGTTTCCGTTTCAGTATTAACAGGCTCATCGACTTTTGGTACGGGACTGTATATCAAGTTGATTCCATCCCACAAATAAGCTGTATAAAACCCTTCTGTCATTCCTGACAAGTCATCAAACAGAATCTCATCGGGCGGAAGAGGGTTTGGAATAACGCTTTCGTGGCACCACCCGCCGCCATACAATCGACCATCCAATCCGACTTTGCACTTGAACTTGAAATGTTCCATGATATCCACCTCACATAAAACCGTATAGTTCCAACGGGCGGCAAACCTTATCGTTTTTATTAACACCATCAGAAATAGGAACTTCCAAATGTATCACGCCAGTTATAACGTTATTTTTATAGTCGGACGTTCTCTCGTTTCCGCTTCCAAAAGTGATACCATTATATGATACTGTTACCTTTCGCCAGTGTACCGTATTCCACGGATAAGCATAAGAGTACGTTTGCCCATTAACAGGAAGAACGACCGTAAGTCTACCAGCACCGCCGCCACCTGAAAACCATGTTCCATCTTTATGCGTGTCATAGACCAGCATTACAGACGAGTAGGACGAAAGATCGATTTTTGTAGTTTGCGCAGCGAATTCGCCTATCGGGTTGCCATAAGAATCTTTTTCATAAGGCCATTCAAAAATCTTACTGTTGCGAATGCCGTGAAAAGATATGCCACCGCTGTATATAGAAACACTTCCATAGGCATTCGTTATGTCTATGCCATTGTTGTTTATAATAACTTTATTGTTTCCGCGAACGACTTGTACGTTTTGACCGGTGATTTGAACTTTGCCTTCCCAGTCGCTACGAGTGACGACCAACCCATTTTCAGGAGTAAACGTTATCATGCTATAAAGCTCTTCTTTTGTTGCACGAAGAATAATAGCATCAGCGTTCTGAGAAATCTTTGTTTCCGCTGCACCGATGCGCGTAGAAACGCCAGCCATGTCAGTCTGGTACGTTTCCTTCGTGACGCGGGATTCAATTTCAGCTTGCGTCTTTTTGAAATCAGAAGAATACTGTGTCTTGAACTGCGTCAAGTCCTGCTTGTTCTGGTTAGTCTGCGTAGCAGTCTGGTTTATCTTTTCAAGGTTCGCTCTGTCGGTCGCAGCCTGTTGGCTCGTAACGCCGCTTGTGGACTGCGCGTAAGAAAAACTTGTGACCGTCTCGCCCGCACCGGAAATCGCTGTGTTGCAGTTCAGAGCCAGCGTAACGTTGGTGACAATGGTATCATGTACAACGCCGTCTTTGTCCTTGTAGCGTATCATGTCCAGCGGAAACAGATACGGTGCAGACTTGATGGTGGCGCTGTATGGACGGTAAGCAAACCCGCCGCGTGCGGTTTGCAATTCCTTCAAAACACCCTCGTAGGCGTTGGTCAGGAAGCCGCAGTCACTCAGGTCAAGCGTATAATCTGCTGTGCCGGACAGGTAGGTGTTGCCGTTGACATCGTCACAGGTAAAACCTGTAATGGTGATGTCGTTCTCCAACATATCGCTGGAATAACGCTCACTTGCGGTGATGGTCACACCAGTCTGCTCGTACCATTTCAGCACAAGCCGTCCGCTGCCATCCATGAATGCGCAAGTGCCTGTAAGCTGCGCACACCATTGCAAAAGCTGGCGGTAGGTCAAAGTCTGGTTTGTATCAGGCAGACCGCCGATGCTAAAATAGTGGTTCGGCAGCACCGAAACATCCGTTGCAAGCGTGACGTTGCAAATGGAGCAAATTTTCTGGATAAGCGCATCAACGTGGATAGGGAAGGAGAGTGCAGAAGCGTTCACCTCGCGGTCAAACAAGACCATGTAGTCCAGCGCAGAGATGCTTATTGTGCTCAGTTTGCGGGGCGGGGTGTCCACGATAAAAAGACCGCAGGGAACATACGCAACGTCTTGGTCAGAGGACGCAGAGCCAAGAATCATGCGTCTTAGAATGCCCTTGCCTAGCGTTGCACTCTCAAGAACGCTGGACAGTTTGATGCCGATTTTGACGTTCAGGACAGCGCCCTCAAAGGAAACATCATTGAACTTGCCATCGTAGTTTTGCAGCTTCAAGGACAGTTCAGACGCAACCGCAGAACCGACCTCGATTTTGCTGTTGGTCACGCAGTATCGGTCAATCTTCAGCCCGCCCTGAATGATATCTGCATCGGTGATGGCAAACGTCTTGCTGCCGGCAGTAACCTCAATAAGGGCAGTCTGTTTGTTGCCCTCGTTGAATGATTTTATGATATCTTGCGATACATTGACCATCAGTGTGCAGCCCTTTCGATGATGTTAAAAGATATCCCTTCCCAGCGATTCATCCGCGAATTATACATAGGAACAGCACGGTCACCAACGTAGAACTCGCTGGTTTTCCAATCGCCAGCCATTGCGTCAAGATAGGTAACGTTGATGTATTCCGGGTTGAACGCTTTCAGGATAGCAGCGGCTTCTTTTATCGTGGTGTACTTCCATTCCAATTCCAGCTTGACGCACTGCCCAAGACGTTTCTTGTCCATCTTGTTATCCTCTGTGCGTCCGGCATCAGATGCTGAAATGTCCTGTAACCGCCACTGATAAGAAGAGGGGCATTTAAGATACTGCCCATCCACGCTCCGAATCGGATTGTACTGGTCAAGTTCCATAAATGCCCCTCCTTTAAGTACCTACCGGGATAATTGTTTTGCCGTTGCGCTGGTTCGTTCTGTTGACTGCCTGATAGAAGCTGGACACGTTGATCTCTGCGTTCCCTTCCTTCTCAAGCAGAGCCTGCAACAGCTCGTTCTGACGGCGCAGAAGCTGGTTCTGACGCTCCATTGCAGCTTCAACACCTTCGCGGATGCCCTCAACGATTTGGTCATTGTTGGCAACTGCCGTGTGACCGCCCATAGAACCGACCATCTCTGCACCGGCTTCTCGGGCGATGAACAACTGCCCGGCATCGGGGAAACCGCCGTCCGCAAAGCCGAAAATGCTTTTGCCAAGATTTACAAGCGCTCCGATTGGGGACAAATCCCAAAGGGTGTGTTTTATGGATTCAAGAACTTTTGTACCTGCGGACTTGTCCGAATCACCCCAAGTGCCTATCATGTCCTTCCACCACTGGATGCCACCAGAAAGGCCAAGGCCAACACCAGCGCCTATTCCACCGTATGCACCAAGATGCGACAATGCGCCGCCAGAAGCCGCTGTACTTCCGAGAGCTCCTAACGAACCGCCACCAGCAGAGCTGCCGGAACTTCCAATGTTGAGCTTTTCCTTAAACCAGCTTGCAACATCTCCAGCTTTCGTTTTGATAAAGTCAAACCCATCAGACACGATTTTGCCAATGCCACTATCCTTATTGAACAGGTCATTAAAGAACGATTTCAACCCACCATACGCCTGTTTCAAAGCGGGAACTTGGTCGATGACCTCACCGACTTTGGTTTTCAGGTTATTAAAGGTGGTAATGACGTTCTTCACGCTGTCAATGGTGTCGGATATGTTCTTGATAGCAGTGGAAACCTTTTCAAAAACAAGGTACACGCCCTCAAACGCCTTTTGGATGGCAAGACCAGCAGCGCCAAAGAAGCCGTTATACTGGTACTCGTTTTCAATCTCCGCAACGCTCTTTTTCACAAAAGACCGGATATCAGAGACTGCGCTCACAAAACCATCATGTGTGTTCAGGATGGACTTCGATGCAGCGGTAAGGGCGTCAATGGAGGATTTAAAGCCGTTTGAGATGTCTTTACCCGCCTTAGTAATAGCATTGATGCCCTCTGTGAAGTCGCCCAAGTCGGTTTTCATCTTCTTGAACCAACCGCCGAAACTATCATTGGTGGTGCGCATCGTGCGTTTCAGCGCATTTGCGGTTTCCATCATGGACTTTCCGCTTGCGTCAACGGAAAGGCTGATAGAGCCATTGCCCAGACCGTAGTTTTCATCTGCCAGCTGAGAACCGATGGTCTTTACCGCGTCAGACACGGACTGGATTGCTTTCACCGCAAGGTCTTTAGTGGCTAAGACGCCGTTCACAAGACCTTCTATGAGGTAGACACCATAGCCCTTGAAAACTTTGGAAGGGGAGTGGATGCCAAGTTCAGTCTGTGCTTCTTCTTGGATTCCGTCCGTTACAACCTTGACAGCATCATCCGCAACGTTCTTTTTGCCAACGATGCCTTTTGTAATGCCATCTATGATGTTTTTGCCAACGCTAACAGGATTGAACTTCGAGATTTTTTCAATCAGTTTTCCGAACCACTTCACGGCTTCTTTGATTCCGTTGATAACGTCAGCAATCAGAAGGATGAACTTTTCTGCAAAATTTCCGTTCGCTGCAATTGCCAACCGGTCAGCTTCATCAACGCCACTTGTAATCCAACCAACAAAAACGCCTATATTGTGGATTGTTTGGGCAATGCCCATCACAAAGTTTTCGATGAAGTTGCCATTCATCTGCAAATCCAAGCGGTCTGTTTCGGAAACTCCGTTTTTAATCCAACCAACAAAGATTGCAATATCGTTAATGATGTTCCCAATCGCGGTAACGGCAGCAGCCGCAAAGTTTGCAACGCTTTCGCCGATAGATTTGAAGGAATTGAACCAGTCGGTTTCCATTCCAAAGGCAGTTTTCTGATTTTCACTTCCAAGCCCGCGAACTGCTACGGAAATAGCTTCAAATCCTATAACAGCAAGACCCGCAACAGGATGACCGGATACGATCAGTCCGATGCCAGCAAGCGTTGTAACTAAATCCCAAACGTCAAGGTCGAGCTTCTTCACAACTTTTGAAATGGAATCAAACGCGGAAGTGATTCCTTCCTGCCAGCTTTCAGGGAGCAAATTCAGGATAGATTGCCCAAGATTTGAAAGAGATTCTTTCAGGTACTCAATGGATTCTCCGAGTTTCCCATCAGTAAGTGATATGTTCCAACCCTGTTTGAATCCTTCCGCCGCGAGGTAGACAAGCGCCCTTACACGCTCAAGACCTTTTCGGAATTTCTCACTATTCTGATAAAGGCTTACAAACCTTGCAACGATAATACCAACGGCAATCGCAGCTGCCATTATCGGGTTTTTCCAAAGCTTCAAGACTGCTTCAATCAAAGAACCTTCACCTTTGATTTTTTCAAGAGCAGTAAGAACCGAGTTGCTAATTGCCCATGTCGCAAACCCGGCTGCAATTCCAGAGATGAGCGGAAGTAACTTTTCAAGTTTTGCTTTGATTTCATCAACAGAAGAACCAACGTAGTTCTTGAACATATCGTAGCCGGACAAGTCTACATCGCCCAAGAGGTTGCCAGCAGCACCAGCACCAGAGCCGGAACCACCGGAAGAACCGTTGTCCTTCTGGATGACGTTCAGTTCATCAAAGCCCATGATGTAGTTCTTGAATGCCTTTGCAGCTTTGCCGGTCGCTTTGGTGGTATTGTCCATCGCATCCGTGACGCCACCAACAGCATCGCTTGCGCTGCTAAAGTCCGGGAACTCCACCTTGACGCCCATTAACGATGCGATACCGGTCACAAGCTCTTTGACCAGTTCAACAGCTGCGATCAACGGCGGGAGAATGGATTTCAGGGCAGGGTAGAGCAGAGAACCAACGGCGCGAGCCAGACTGTTCAGCTGTGCCTGCAAAATGCGAATCATATTGGCAGGGCTGGACAGAGTGCGGGCGAAGTCTCCCTGTGCATCGGTGGTCTGCTTCATGATGGCAATGTACCGCAGAACAGCCTTATCAGCCTGAGACAGGGTAGAAACGCTCTGCGAATAGCCAAGATTAAGCAGCTCCTGCTGCAACCGTGCGTTAGAAATATCGACACCCAGACGGCGAATCGGTTCAAGTTCGCCGGAGATAGCCGCCTGAATCTTCGTAAAGGATTCCGCAACAGGGATATTCTTCAAAGAAGCAAGGTCGTAGCCAAGCTGCGTCAGGTTTTTCGAAAGCACATACGCCTTGTCGCTTGCTATGCCAAACGAAGTGGTCAGGCTCTGAATCGTTGCCATGTTGTTCATGGCTTCGGTTGGGTCGATGCCAAGCAGGGTCTCCATCTTGTTGATGAACGTGCTTGCTTCGCCGGTCAGCCCCTTCATGGACACGCCAAACAGGTTTGCAGCTTCATAATAGCTGTTGAATTTTTCCGCAGCGTTGCCAAGATAGGTGGCAATGGCTTTCAGCGAGACTAGCTTTGCCACGTTCCGCATGAACCCATTCAGCTGGCTGGAAAGGCTTAAATAACTCTTCGCCGATTTATTGCTTGCTTTTGTAGCACCGTCAGTTGCCGCAATGACCTTTTGGATATTGGAGGGTAACTTTGCAAACGAATTTCCTACTGTTTCGATTTTAGAAGCAAGCGGGTCAAGGGCATCTGTGATTTTCTTGCACGAAATGGCAAAATCATCCAGTGTCTTTGAATCCAATTTGCTGCTAAAATCTGGAATTTTTGCAATAGAATTAAGTGCGCTACTTACACTTCTAAGGCCAGACGCATCAACTTTGGAAAGCGGGGATAAGCCGTTTTGCAGGCTATTCATTTTGCCTTTCAGCCCAGAAAGGTTAAGGCCTTTCAAATCGACCGAAGAAATTCTAGTTAATGCACTGGCGACTGAACGTATGCCCTTTGCGCTTTCAGACAGGTTCACGTTGGAAATCCTGTCCATAAAATCATTGATTCTACTAAGTCCATCCATACCGGACGAAGCAGACTTCAACGCAGAGATAGACTTTGTTAAAGTGTCAAGGCTAGAACATACCTTGCCTATACTACCTTTTGTGCGCAGTTTGGAAATAGCGGTAGTCAACTTGTCAATGTTAAGCTCTGCACCCTGCGATTCCGCAGAGATTTCTACGGATAAGCTTGTAATATCAACATCAGCCATTGCTACCACCGTCCTTCTGATTCATCATAGAGAACATTGCCCTCTTGATGCGTTCCTGCGCTTCCAGTGCGCGTTGGTATTCGTACTCGTCCTGCTCTTTCTGTGTGAGAGGAATCGGTCTATCCATGTATTTGATGGGGCTAGACCCTTTCTTACGGAACATATTGCCAACCGTAGAGGAAAGCGCAGATGCTGTGTAGAAACCATTTCTCCATGCTTCAACATTGGCTCTGCGGGCGCGTAGTTCTTCCGCGTCTCGGTAAACCTTTGCCAGCCAGACGTCATCACGCCAGAACTGGTCATAGGTCATGCCAATGGAGATGTAATAGGCTTCTACATCGTGGAACAGCTTAGACACAGAGAATGGCTCTGTATGGCTGTCCGATCCCTGAGACTGTGAGGTTACACAATCTCCCACGTTGCGTTTTTTGCGGTCTTGTCCTCTTCGTCAGTGGCAATCAGAGACTTGACGGATTCTGCGTACATTTCCATCAGGGCGGCCATAAGACCTTCCTTGTCCTCGATGTGGTCAAGCATATCGTCAACCGCATTGCGCTTGATGCCCTTGTTGCGAGCAATGAATGCGCCGTAGAACAGAGCCTTAGTGTTTTTAACAGGGTTGATGCCATTGGAGAACTCGTAGATCTGGAAGCCGTTGCGTTCGGTGGCTTCGGCGCTTTCGCGGGTGAAGGTCAGCTCGTAAGTGTTCTTGCCATCGGGGGAATGAAAGTTGATAACCTTAGCAGCCATAATAAATGCTCTCCTTTATAAATAGGGGCAGAACCAAATCCGTTGTTCAGTTCTGCCCGGTTTGATTGATTCGATTTTTGCGGTTTAGCCGCCGTTAATGGTCAGGCTCTCGCTGAACTTCGGGGTAGAGTGGAAGATGCAATTGATGGTCATTTCCACGACCTCATCAACGCCAAAGCCGGACAGACCGACCTGGTGCATACCCTGCCAAGTGAAGCCGGAACCGTCCTGCATTTTCAGGGCGTAGTACTTGTCCACGTTGCTCTCAGAGGTATCGTCATAGCCAGCAGCCTTGACGGCGGCGTAGTCGGTCTTGTTGTAGTTGGCGGTAAAGGCTTTGGTGTCAGCCTGAACAATGCCAAAAATCTGCTTCTGCATACCATCAGACAGGGTGGTTGCATCCAGAAGGTTCGGGTCGGAGATCAGGTCGGGCACATCCTTGATGTCGCACAGCTTCGTCAGAGTGGTTGCGCTGTCGCCACAATACAGGGTGGTATTCAGACCGGAGATAGCAGTACTCATAGAATGTTTACCTCCTTAGTTTCGGTAAATCATTCCGTCCTCTCCGATTGTTGCCCCGTAGCTGCAATCAATCCGATAGACGGAATTGTTGTACAGCCCATTCAACGGGGCAAACGATTTGCGATAAAATTTAAGCGGTTCAAGAACAGAATCAACAATTCCAACGATGGAACGTGCTTCTTCAATGCGTCCGGTGTTCTTATTGGAGTAGACCCGCACACGCAGGGAAACAGCGGCGTACTTGCTGTGACCAGCAGAATCAATATGTACAGGCAAATTGTTGTTTTCCTCTATCTGCACACACGGAAACCTCTTAACAGGGCGGTCATCAATTTCGCTAGTGACTAAGATACCGGGCACTTGCTTTCGCAGTTCCTTGGCAACAGCCGTGTAGATAGAGTTAAAATAATCAATCAACTATTCCAAACCTCCCTCCACGTTGCTTCGACCTGAGAAGCCATTTCCTCAACAGCTCCCCACATAGCCATAGCTGCATCGTTGCCACTGGTGTAATTCAACTGACCTTTGCCGGGAACGGTATCCACATAGGTTCCGGCATTGCCGGATTCTCCGTAGTAGTACCAGCGCTTGTGCTTGCCGTTTTCTTTGCCGTATGTGCCATGCTCCCCGATGTTATCAGGCAATGGAAGGGGGCCGACTGTTCCAGCAGCGCCCCAGCCCTGATGTGTAACGCCGGTACCAAACTCGATGTGAGCAACCGCTTGCCCCTCCGCTAAGATGGTGCAAGAAGCGCCGTTTTGGACAACTTCGCACCTGACGTCATTCTTACCGGCATATTGAGCGTTAGCAAAACGAATTTTGGCAACAGCAAGGCCTTTATCTGCAAGCGCTCTTGCAAACAACTGTGCTTTTTGGTTCAGGGTGGTCTTGTATTTGCGAATATCTTCCTCAGCCTGTTTAAGTCCGGCATCGCTCAACCTCACTTTAATTTTCACTTGCAGCCACCTCTTTCAGCGCATACTTCGTGTCTGTAATATGCTCCGCGACTTTGACTACAATGTAATTGAAGGACTTTGAAACGTCCGTCTGAAACCAGACGCGCGTGCCTTCATAAAGCGGTGTGTTGCGCTTTTTGCTGGACGAACTAACAACGTAACTGTAATCCGTGAACGCTCCAAAAGGGTTTGCTTCCGCAGAACCAGTAGGAGGACTGACATTCAGCATCAACTTTGCGGGTTCGCTCCACGATTCGTATGCGGATTCACCAGTCTCGTTTCCCCATTCGTCCACGACAGGCGTTTTCTCGCCAACCGGGTTTGAATACCACAGCGGGCGTTTATCCAGCGGGCTACCATTGAACATCAGCCGATAACACCTACTCTCGGAACCACTTCATTCAACAGGGACTGCGCCACATCGGAACTTTCCCACACACGAGTAATGCCATTGTTGGTGTAGCTCGTCTGTCCGTTTGCGCCGATGTGATTGTACAGTTCCGCTGCAATGCGTATCTGCAAAGACTGATACTGCAAGGGCAACTCGTCCGGTCTGTTGCCGAAAGGATAGCCCTGCGCAAATATCTTGTCCTTGGCAAAATCAAGCAGCAGGTCGAAGAGTGGGTAGTCCTCGTCCGTGATTTCACGGTCAAGTGCGGGGGCGATGTACTGCCCCAGCTTGACTGCCGCTTCGGAATACTGATCTCCCATGCCGCTTTCCTCCTTTCGCCTTAGTAAGCCTTGATGCAGTACACAGCGTCCATGCGCTCAAAGGACGGCAGGACGATTTCAGAAGCATAGACGTTGGCGTTGACCGGGTGAATGGTCAGCTCAGTGGTGATGGCAACGCCAGTGTTTACGATGGACACGGATGCACCAGACTGACCGGACAGCAGGTCGGCTTCCTCAGGAGTAGTGCCGTACCAAGTGCTACCCAGAGCGCCGGACGGAGCAACCACCACCATGCCGTCAGGCAGGTACTTTTCACTTGCACTGTACTGGTCTGCCTTAAACATCTTGTCGTACAGATGAATCTTCAGGCCGGTTGCAGATTCGACAATCTGCCGTGCTTCGGCGTCCAGCAGAACAGCGTTTGCCTTTGCGGTGACCGTCATGAACCGATTCTTCACCTCGTCCGCAGCGATCATGTTGCGGAAGGTGGCGGTGTTCATGTACACCTCAGTCACAACCTCGCCAACACTTGCCAGAACAGCGTCCTTTGCGGCGTTCAGGTCAGCAATGGGGGTGGCGGTGGTGACGTTCCACTTAGACTTTGCGGCAGAGACTTCCTTGTAGTTGGTGGACTTCCAAGTGCCGTCCGGGTCGTAGTTGTAGGTGTAGTTCACGCCGTTTGCCTTGATGGTGATGCCAGGAACGCCATTGACGGGAGCCAGCAGCTGCCAGATCATGCGCTCAGGTACGATACGTGCGCCAGTGATAAGCTGTGCGGTGTCATCGTACAGGCGGTTCATCACGTCACGAGCATAGGGGTCGTTGCTGTCCAGAACACGCAGGATTTCCTGACGGTCTTTCTCGCCCAAATGGTAGCCCTCACGGAAGAACGGCATCTCGGTCTCGTCGAACTTGAAGCCCTCACGGGTGCGGAACGTAGCCTTTGCGTCAAATGCGCTGGGCATCAGAGACACGCCAACGCCCTTGTGGCCACGCAGCCACTTCAGGTCGAGACCGGCTTTCTTCTTTGCGGGGAACAGTGCGTCAGATGCAAAGGGCATCGCATTGGTAGGGTCGTTCGTCCAATAGGCGGCAATCGCAGCCGGGGCAAAGACTTCCTTAAGATTCAGTGCCATGTTGTTTTACCTCCTATTAAGCGTTCACGCTGATATTGTCACGGCAGAAGATGCCGGGGACGGCGGTCTTGAGTGCCTTGATTGCGTCAGCGTCAAAAGTGAAGCTGGAACTTGCCGCTGCCTTCTTGGTGTCAATAACGCCACGAATCAGCAGGGAAGCGTTGGGGTTCTCTGCCGGGTCAACGTCATACAGCAGGATACCGTCAGCGTTGATGGTCTTAGAACCAGTCTCGCCAGCAGCAACAGCTTTCTTGCCAGCCAGCGTCATGGGATAGCCAGCCTTAACCGCAGCAGTTTCGGTCACGGTAAAGGGGATGGCGGTGTAGTCATTGGAAGCAAGAATGGTATCGTTGATTCCATTGACCGTGTTTCGGGTAAACTTCATGTTTTCCTCCTTGTTAATGGAAAGCACTCATTGCGTCACTCGATGCCTTAGAAGTATTTGCGTTCTGCTGTGCAAGACTCTTAGCAAACGCCACACCTTCACTGTCAGAACCGCCCTTGCCATCCGCACCCGGAGGCGTGGGCATATCCTTCAACAGAGAAGCCTTGTATGCAGTGTCATGGGCGGTCATAAACTCCGACTGGAACTTAAACACCTTGTCCATGTCACCGTCAGCCAGCGCAGATGCAGCCTTTCCAGCCAGTTCAGCGTCATAACCCTGTGCAACGAACTTCTCACGGTAAGATGCAAGGGTCTTTTCCTTGACAAGGTTCTCCTTGTCGGCAGTCAGGGCTTCAATCTGCTTCTGCATCTCTGCCAGTTTGTCAGCCTGTTCCTGTGCGGCATTCTCGTCATCGGTACGCTTTGCCTTGAGCTGCTTCTTGTACTCGGCAGCTTCGCCGTTGGCTTTCGTCACGGCGTTGCGCAGCTTCTCAACCTCTGCGTTAGGGTCTGCAACCTTTTCAAGCGCAGAAATGATTTCATCGGCGGTCATGCCCTCTTTGTAGGCATCACCAAGCAACACATTGAGTTTCATATCGTTAATTTCCTCCTGCGTTTTTTTACCGTTGCTTCCCTGCAACGCTGCGAAATTTGTATCCCGGCTTCCCTGCCGGAATATATCAGCCCGCTAATGCGGATTGATTTTTAGTCGATTAGTTCCCCTGTGCCGTTGTAAACAAGTTCTGCTTTCGCAACATCAGGAGCGGAGAAAACGGTCGGAACAAGATAGACCGGAACGCCATACAACTTTGCAACATCGCTTTCTACAGTACAGCCGTTATACTGAAAGGCGTTATCGCCGCAAATACCGATAAAATAATCGGCCTGCGAAAGAAGTTCGATGCTCTTGCCAAGATACCAAAGCCCTTCAGTTCTGCACTTAGGCGGGTTATCTTCAATATAGGTAGGAATAACCTCAAGACTTTCGCCGTACACTGCTTCGGCAATCTTGTGCAAACGGTCAAACGTCATCCGAATATTTTCTTCCGACCGATTCTTCATCGGGCAAGAAATAAACAGCTTCTTCATTTTTGTTCTCCTTTCTTTGCATTAGCCTGTTCGTTGACCATTTTGTTAGCGTCAACAATATGGTCTGTCGGCTGTTCCTGCGGCTTCGGCGCTTTCCCGTCCTCGCCCAATTTGCCGGAAGCAATCAGGAATGGCTTGCTCATTTCGTAAGCAGCCTGCGGGTCAGGGAACAGACCAGGCGTAGTGAACGCCAGCTGCGGGTCGATGGTCTGCTGCAACATCTGCGCGAAAATCTGAACCTTGCTTTGCTGGTTATCGTACTGACGGCGTGGCAGTTTGATGTTGATATCACTTGCCATAAGCTTAGAACCAGCCGTATCACGCAAGATTTTCAGCATTACAGACAGGCTCTGGCGTTCAGCATACTTGAACATATTCTCGTACTGCTGCGCCCTCGCTTCGGTGTGATTCCAACCATTACGAACGATGACCGCACCCACGTTGTCAGACGTTGCGTTCTCGCTGCCAGTGGCACTAGGCATGGCAGTCAGACTGCGGTACACGTTCAACATAGAATCAAGCAAGGTCTGGCTCTGCTGCTGGTCAAGCTCGTTTGCAATCTGAGAAACAGAAGCAGGCAGACCAGCGGTGGATTTCAGGCACATTGCGCCCAATTCCTTCACCTTGTTAAGCGCGTCCTCGTCTACAAGGCAGTTGGTAAACACCATGATGGACTGGATGAACTGTGCCACACCGTCCAAACGGTTGCTTTCAAGGTCGTTAATGGCATCCAGCACAGGGATAGCCGGTTCAAACAAACTCATCCGCTCCGGGTTCAGCTTATATTCGACCATCGGCAGCATTCCAAGAGAATGGTTCTCCGACTTTGTAATTTTGCCGTTGTCGATTTCAAAGTACTGGTTTGGCGTATACACGCAAATCAAGTCGTTCAGGTCATTCTGATAATTGCGCGGGATGTGTAGCACGTTGGCGATGGGCTTGTGACCAATGCCGGAGTTGTAAATCACATACGCCATATCCGGGTCAGGAACATCCACCAGCAGGGGCGTTTCGTCCGGGTAGTTGCCGTTGTACCCCTTGTCAGGGAGAACAATGCGATATCCCTGTCCGCACTCCAACATCCACTGCCAGAGCCGCCGATCAAGCGCATCCTTGCCCTCATACTGCAAGGCATTGGACAGGCGGGCAATTTCCTCACCGTCACCAGTTGCCGTTTCAGACCGCACATAAGAGCAGGGAGTGCCGCTCATGTACCCTGTGTAGAAGCCCACGCACTCGTTGGCATGGTTCTCTACAATGCGGTTGGTGATTTCAGCGTGGTATTCTTTCGTGCGATGGAGGACAGGCTGACTGCCCAAGTAGTAGTTGTGCAGAAAGCGAATTTCGTTCTTGTTTAGCATGTGAATAGGCTCTGCTTTGCCCATGACCACTTTCAGCACGTTTGCTCGATTGATTTCTGTCTCCGGCGTTTCAATCGGTCTGCGCCCGGTCAGTGGATTATTTAAAAAGCCGTCAACAACTATCTGATACTCAGCCATGCGTTCCTCCTTTCCGTTAGAATCTTCCCATCATTTGCTTGTACTGTTCGGCAAACCGTTCTTGCACAAAAAGCTTCTCAGTTTCAGTGCCGCCTTTATTGCCAGTGCCCATAGAGGATTGCTTTTTTATGCTTGCAACCTCTTTGCATCCACTTGGTGCTTCATACTCGCTAATAACAACCATGAACGGAACTTCTGAAAGCCACTTTTCAAACGATTCATGGTCAAAATCGCATTTGTATCCCGTGCAGTTCGTTCTTTTATAGGGGGGTCTACGTACACAACTGCATTTGACGGAATTTGTACGTCCCTGTAATCCCTTTGTAGAGCCTCAAGCCTTTGTAGACCCTCAAGATTTTGTAGGCGTTCAAGGTTCTGTAGGCGTTCAAGATTTTCTAGCCTTGCAAGGTGTTCTAAATCATAGAGCCTTTTATGTTTCACTCGACTTCCAAGCCACTGTGAATAAAGCCTTTTGTATTCCTTATTATTCGACTTAATATCTTTTGAGCTGCCGTCCGAGTCTATTCCGAACTCTCGCAAAAGGGACGTATCGCCAAACACTCTTGCATAATGCAAAGCCTTTTTCCACGGCTCAATCTCTTTTGAATAGAGATAATCCCTACGGTTGTTGCCGAAGCTCCAACAGAGCGAAACGTAAGGGTCGGAATCTTTCAGGCGATGAAAATCTTCACGACTAATCCAACGCTTTTCGTTGGCATACTTGCCGTGAACAGCGTCCATGAACAATTGCGGCGCATCACCGATGTCATTTGCAACGATGTGATTCCATTTGCCTGACAGCAATGCAGCGTGTGTGATTGCACAACCGCCAGCAAATAAGTCAATCAGCGTATCGCCAGCAGGGAGATTAGAGATAACCCACTGTGCGATTTTGTTTTTACTGCCACGATACGGCACACCATATCTCACGGTAGGCTTCTCCTTTCTGGCAAAATAAAAAGCGCAGCAAGACAAACCTGTTAAGGTCTATCTCACTGCGCTTACAACTGCGCTTCAAAAGCTATTCAGTTTTTAAACTTTGGTACGGAGACCCATGTATCTTTTGGAAGGTTGGAATCTCCAATTGTAATCCAATGGCAAAGAGGGCACAGAAGGGAGAACTTGCCTTCTACTTCACCAAGATAACGTCCGCAATCACACGGATTGCCGTTTGCGTCTTTTCGAGGACGCTTGCATCTGACTTTTGCTACCATCTGTGCTCCTTTCGTTGGATTTCTGGAAACAGGCTGTTGAGCACAGACCTGTCAGAAGCTACTGGGAAACTATTCGCACTTCCAGCCGTGCTATTCTTCGCCCGAAGAAAACCATTGCAGCCTTTACATTCAGTTGTCGGATAGACGTAAAACGGGTAAGCTGCAATTTTGGTGCTGCATAATGGATTTGAACCAATGTATGTCCGGTTATGAGCCGGGTGCTCTAGCCTGACTGAGCTAATGCAACATAGAAACCCGGCTTGATTGATTAACCGCTGCTCTTTGCAATGTCATGCCTAAACATCACATTGAGAGCCGGGAATAGCGATGGAGGTTTTGGAGAATAAAGCCATGCAAAGCTAGGTAGTTGGTTGTGCTGCGTAACGGAATCGAACCGTTGCTTGCCAGCCGTGGGGGAGACAGACTGGCATTCCCCAATCAATCGGAAACGCAACATATAAAGCCCGGTGAAGGCGAAAGAGTGAGAAAACCTCCACCGGTGAAAGGAGGAATATGCTTGTTGACACGCACGCGAGTAAAATGACAAAACCCCGCGTGCAAGATATTCCTTAAGGAAAGTTGCAAAACTTCCTGCGTACATTATAAGCCTTGTCAAGTAGTGAAATCAAATAAATAGACCCAGCGAACACAATATATTGTGTTTTTAATCAAAATGGCCTCTTGACAGGCTCAATTTTACTGATTCCGTTATACAATTCATCTGCAAGCTGTGCCAGACTGTCCGGGGCATCATCGTGTGGAACTTTGCCAAGCTGCGTGAACATCGTCACCTGTTCCATGAATGCCTTGTACTCTTTCGACTGGTGTTTTTCGTCAAGGAAATAGAACCGTTTGATGTCCGGTGCATACTGGATGATTCTGGACAGCTTGCTTTGATTACTTGGCGCACGCTGGCTACGGACAGAGCAGTGATAGCCTTGTTGCCGAAGCATACTGTCTATACTATCGCAGTATTCATCGCCACCATTATTGGCTTCACCTCTGTATGTGTTCAATTTATGTTGAATAATTTTTCCGACCGTTTCAGGCTTGGTAACGGTTTTATCGCCATTATTGAAAACAACATCGGGAATAAACACAGAACCATTATAAACATAGGCGATGGGGCCAGATGTAAAATCGCCGCCGCCCCAAGCAATATCTTCGACCATGAGCTTACGATCGGGCTCTCCGTCAGGCAGAACACCGTTGAAATACCGCAGTTCATCGGCAGGGAACAGCAGACCTTCACGCTCAACAGGTTGGTTCATGTACAGTGCTTTCCAACTCATTTCATCCATGACTTCGCGTTGCTTGCGGAGTGTTTCTGTGCTATATCCTACACCGTAGTCATAATCGAAGTTGGATTCGTCTTTTTCGTTCATTGCTGGCATAACAATGAATCTGTTCCTGTCGGAATCGCCGTAGTTTTGCTCTAATCGTCCGATAACATCATGGACAGACCAGCGTGTAGCAATATGTAGTTCCTTGCACTTGTTGCCGATTTTACGCTGTCTAAGGTCGGTGGTGTAAGTTTCCCACAGTTTGTCAAGGCGGGGTTTGGAAAGTGCCACTTCGATACCGGACACAAGGTCATCGCAGTAGAGAAGCGTAGATGCACGGTACAAACCAGCATTGCCAGTGCCAATAGACGTAAATTCCAGCGTTTCAAAGCGCTTTCTCTTGCCTAAGTCAATGCGGCAGTCCTTCGCATTGGTGTTCGACACGGCAACGTCCGGGAAAACATCGTTCCACAGATACTCTCCGTCCTTGTCGAATATACGCAAGCACTCGTCATAAACGCCACGCACAAAGCTGTTCGAGTGAGAGCCTGTGAGCATCGGTTCATCAGGGGTTCTTCCGGCAAGCCATGTCAAATAGAAAATAGCTAGAGCCGTTTTACCACAGCCGGGGGGCATCGAGATTGCCAGCAAGTCCAGTCTGTCATCTGCAAGGTCTTGCAGGGCGTTCGCAACGGTTCTCAACACCTTTCTTCTCGGCTGATAGAACTTCTTCTCTGGCGCACGATTCCATTCAAGGTAGATGCAATAGCTGTCAAACACATCTTTTGCTTCAAACAGGTACGTCCGACCGATAATGTCATAGACCTTCGCCACGTCCTCGCCTGTTTTCATCTTGCCCATCATGGCTGCACAGACAGAGCGCAGCTCTCCGGAGTATTTGTAGGCATCGAACCGCTTGTCTTGTGGAAGGGCATCTCTCAGGTTCACCACCGCCTGAAACCAGTCCTCATAGACTTGTGCTTCGGTCGGATTCTGCTTTGCATACGCTTTGATGCTGTCGATGATGGCGATACACTGCTTTGGCTGCATAAAAAAATAGGCACCCCCTACCTGAAAATGTAAAGAGTGCCTACAACTGCACAAAAATCAAATATTCGGTTTTATTTTAGGTTGCGAACAATGCCAAAAGTTCGCTTCAATCCAGACCCGATAGTTTTCTTCACATACCGCTTATACCACGAACATCTGTGACCCTTTCGGCATCTATAATCGCAATAGCGGCATTCACCTGTTGTCCTGCGCTTGTAAATTCCTTTCTTCATAGATTCACCTATTCTGTTCAGCAATCCGATACCATGTCTGGCGGGTCACACCAAGCTGCTTGGCAGCGTCCGTGACTGTGAGAATTCGCTTCTCCACCTGCTCGTGAAGAACGTCAAAGAGGTTGCGGTCATACTCGGTGGGCTTGCGACCTTTATAAACGCCTTTCTGCTTTGCCACTTCGATGCCCTCTTGCTGGCGGTCGAGCATATTCTGTCGTTCAAATTCGTTAATGGCTGCAATCATCGTCAGCATCAATTTGCCGGTGGGAGTGCCTGTATCTAGGTTTTCTTTATCACTTGCAAGGTGTACGCCGTTAGCTTGCAGCGTTTCGACCATTTCAAGCAAATCCTTTGTGCTACGGGCAAGGCGGCTGAAATCGTGGATAAACACGGTATCGCCAGGCTGAACTGATTTAAGCATCTTCTGCAGCTCTGGTCTATCCATATTCTTGCCAGAGACCTTCTCGATAAACCAACGGTCAATGTTATGCCGCTTCAACGCTTCTACCTGTCGCGCTTCATTCTGTTCGACAGTAGATACACGAACATAAGCTACGTTCATTCAGAATCGCCGTCCTTTGCTCTTTTGGGGTATTCCAAACGGTAAAAATCTTCTTTGTCCTTTTTGATGGTTTTTGGACGAATGATAATTTCGTAGCCAAGTTCATCTGCAAATTGTGCAAATTTCTCCGCGCTCAGTTCTCCACGATTCAGCCTATCCGTGACGCTCGTTGCTGCTTTATAACCAAGTTTTTTTGCGAGAACCTTGTAAGTTATTTTCGGATGAGAATTTACAACCATGTCTTTAATAATTTCTGCGGCTCTCATTTTTTGCTCCCTCTTTCTTTTTGCTGGCTTCAGTATACCACAAACGTATTTATACGTCAAGCGTAAATTTACGTTCTATGTATATATAAATATACTATACTCTGTAAATACAGAGTATAGTAGTATAAGAATGTTAATAATTTTACACGAAAACGTGTATACGCTTTATTTTTGAGCAATTCTGAATCTGTAAAGTATATTTTATTCAAATTTTCATATTGACAAGTGTTCAATATCTGGTATATACTATCACCAGCAACAAAGCGAGGTGATGAAGTTGCAGAAAGCAGCAGAGCCATCTAAAAACGAATCTATGCGTATGGTTTCGTTCAGACTTAGCGAAGGGGATATCGAAAAAATCACATTTTGTGCTAACGCTCTGGATGGAACCAAGAGTGATGTTGTAAGAATGGGGATTGATCTAATCTTCAACGTTGCAGAACGCATAAAAAAATAAGCTATCAGCACCCACCTACCAAAGTTTAGCTGATAGCTTATCCGTTACAAAAAGAAGGTACTGCACCACCAAGGGGGCAGTCTCCCTTTTCGGAATCTATTATACCAAAAAGGGCTGCTCTCCGCAAGAGTTAGGAGCAAAAAACATGAACTTTCCCACGAAAACCGAAGAATTTCTGAAAACCCTCGCACACGGCAAAGAGCCGACCAGCGAGGACAGAGAGTACGCAGAAGCACTGGGTAAGCTGTCCGAACTGAACTACCGGGCAGGGTACGAAGCGGGAGCAGCCAAAAATAAGGGATGAGTTTTGTGCAAAACGTAGAAAGTGGTTTGTCAAGATGAACGAACACTAAATGTAGTGTTTCGTGGGTCTATTTCCGCTTGACTTTACCACATTTTGCGATTAAACTTAATGCACCTCAAAGAAAGGAGATAAGAACATGGCAAGAAGTCCCTACATCGAAGCATACCGCCATCAGGTAGCCGTTGGCTTTACTGATCGTCAGTATGAGTTGCTGGTGGAGCACTGCAAGAAGTGCCGCGTATCGCTGTCACAGGCCGTCCGCGATGCCTACCTTGAAAAGTACCCCATGCCTGATGATGAAAAAGAATAAGACGCTCGCTAAAGTTTGCCGACCACAGCGAACGTCTTATGAAACACTCAGAGAGTATAGACCCTCTTTGGGTTATTATACCAGAGATGGCCTGCTCTCGCAAGATAGAAAGGCTAAATTTCTATGAATAATAATCTTGAAACCATCCGAATCTTCTCCGAAGATGTTATCCCCGTGTACGACACCGACACTGGCGAAAAGGTAGTGCTCGGTAGGGAGTTGTACGAAAGGCTGAAAATTAAGACCGATTACACGCATTGGTTTGCAAGAATGTGTGAATACGGATTTGTCGATGGAACGGATTATTTCACGGATGTCAAAAATGTCACCCGTGACGATGGGCGTAAAATGCCGCAAAAGCAAATCGACCACATCATCACTCTGGACATGGCAAAGCACATTGCAATGATTCAGCGGACACCTGAGGGCATGGAGATTCGCCAGAAGCTGATTGACCTTGAGAAGAATGTGTCAGTCAACCAATTCGCAGGGGCATCCAAGGAACTGCAAGCAATCTTCGTTCTAGACAACCGTTCCATGCAGCACGAAAAGCGCATCTCTGCTCTTGAAACCAACATGACGGTAGATTATGAGCAGCAGCGGTCGCTTCGCCGTGCAGTCAATCGTGTCGTAGTAGAAGCACTTGGTGGTAAGACTTCTCCTGCATACCTCGACAAGTCCACCCGGTGCAAGGTTTACAGCGAGTGCAACAAGGATGCACAGGACTGGTTCCATGTGAACAGCATCAGCAACGTTCCTCGCAAGGATTTTGACAACGCCATTACCTACATCGAGCGGTGGCGACCTTGTGCAAACACTGTGATGATGATTCAGAACGTCAATAGCCAGACCCAGATGGCATTTTGAAAGGAGAACAACTATGCTTACCGCAGATAAGATTCAGGATATGGGGGAATACCTCAACTACGCTTTCGAGACCATGCTGAAACTCTGGCGCACCGTTGACTACGGCGAGTGCGTCCACGAGCCTGTTATCGCTTGTGACGGAAAGGTTGTCGATAGCGGTCAGCTTTCCTTTGAACCGGACGAAAACGGCGAGATCGAGCCGGTTCTGCTCCGGGGCAACAAGTGCATCATGCACGATGTGAAGTATTGGATGCCCTTGCCCAATGTTGAGTACCATCCCTATCACGATAAAATCGTGAAGTAAACAGCCAATAAGAAAAGCCAGTGGTTAGAGAACATCTAGCCGCTGGCTTTTTGTGTTGTGGATTATTTTACGAGGTCTGCGTACTTCACTTCTATGCGCGGGAGTTCATCGGTCGTGCCAGTCAACGCTCTGGTGATTTTTTCAAGCCCGGTGAACTCACCATAGACTGTGATAATATCATCTTCCAGAATCTTTACGGCATCGCCACCACGCTTGTCCAGCATATAATACTCATCATCTGCATAGAATCCGTATCCGCTGTTATCGGTGTAGGCTCTCCATGCTTTCCTGCTGCCGGAAAAGTTTGCGCTTACAATCTGTGCAACCCTGACCTTGACCATAACCTTAGTTCCTTTGTACTTATCGGGATAGCGGAACAGTTCCTTGTAATCCATCTGCCGGCACTGCGCCTTATAAGCACCCTCGCTGATTTCAGGCGCAAAGTCTCCGCTATCGCAGCCAACCAACATAATGCAAGCCAAGATAGCCATAAGGACTGCCGCAACGATTCTCTTTCTCATTTTCGATTCTTCCTTTCTTTGGCACATAGCCTTTAGCTGATTATACCACAATCTAGGCTCCGAAAGGGGTCTTTTTGTATTTTTTGGAATTTTTGGAGACTTGCACAATCAGACGGGTTTTGGTTTGTGAAAGTGGGGTGGGTATTGGCAAGAGGAACCTCGAAAACGCCTTTTTTGAATTTTTTCTACGCGAGGTGTCGACCACCCCACCCACCGGCTCGCCCCATATACCCCAGAGGTGAAGACCACAGCCCCCAGCGCACCCGGAACGCCTGCACATCACAGGAAGCAGCACAGGCCGTGCCAGATGCAACGCAGACCACGCAACGCACCGACACACACGCCCGGACGCTGGACACGCTGCACCGGTCTGCTCCCGATACCAGACAATCCACGCCGGGACGGTCGGACAGTGCGCGGGGCGCTGGACTGCCTTCACAACGTGTCCGATAGGGCACGCCCAAACGGGCAAAAAATAAAAACGTACAAATACGTTATTATGTTGCGTGCGCAACTTGACAAAAACGTAAATATACGTTACAATATAGGCAGAACGTAGATATACGTTACACCTACCAAATACCGTTACAAAACAGGAGGACAAAAACCATGAAACTAGAATTCCGAACCAAGAACACCGCATACGGAATGGCGCACTATCTGTGCATTGATACAAACGCAAAGACCTTTTCCCGCGTCCCTGACGGCTGGGTATCTAAGGACGTGCCCACCGTCTCCAAGCGGGATATGGACACAATCAAGGCTCAGGCCATTGCAGACGGATACAAGGAGGTATAAATCATGACCAGATCAGACGAACTAAACGCCGAAATCAGAAATCAGGCCGTGCGCCTGTACCCCAAGTGCGCCGCGCTGTTTGAGCTGCCGTTAATGGTATACACTCAGATTGTAGCGGACAACCTGACCCGCTCCAAGCCGTACCGCTTGAGCGTTGAGCGTTGCAAAAAAATTATTCTGGCGATGCCAGAGTTTGACTAATGGAGGGTTTACAGTATGATCACTCTTGATTTTACCCAGTGGGCGACCCTCTGGTATGTGGGCGGCATGATATCCGGCGCACTCGTTATGATTGCATTTCTCAACAGCTAATAAGGAGGGCTGAAAAAATGACGACGTTTGAAGAAAAAGTGAACGCATACCGCGAAAACAAGCGGCTCATGGAAGAGCTTGAAGCAATGAACGATGCAATAAAGGCCGATATCATCAACATGATGCACGGCGCGCCCGAAATGGTGCAGGGTACTGCAAAAGCCATTTACAAGGACGTGCAGAGCGTCCGACTTGATAGCAAGCTTTTACAGGTAGCGCACCCGGATATTTATGCTGAGTGCAGCAAAAAGACCGTTTACAAGCGTTTTAGTGTGGTATAAGGAGGTGCATACAAGTGATATTTTCCGGCATACTGTTCATTTTTTGGTTTTTCTCGGCGCTGTTCAAAGCATCCAAATAATAAGCGTTTCACCCGGTCAGCAATGGCCGGGCTTTTCTTTTGTCTTGCATCTGCTGAGTGTGCAGGGCTTTTATTTTTGTCCTGCTGCAATACAGCCCCATACAAGCGCTTACAGCGCGTTTTGTGCCGTCAATGCAATTTATACCACCAACGCAACAAAACAGCGCACAGGTCTTTACAGGGGCTTTTCCTGAAATTTGTACCGCTCAGCCGCCGCAGATACCAGACCGACACAAGCGGCTATGATACCGCCTGCGCCACGTTGGAGCGCACACACGCGCCCGGACGCCCTGCACCGATACCAGATACCAACGCCACGCCGGACGCTGTACAGCTCAGCACAGCCGCCCTATTATAATAATGTATATAAAGGGGGGCAGCGGTGTGCCCCTGCTATGGATCCATACCAGACAGTGTAACATATCACAGACCATGCCAGCCCGGCGGCGGTTAGCTCCTACCGCCTGTGAATCGCTGGCAAGTGCTGCACCCGGCGCACCTGCTGAGGGGTCAGCGTCTCCACCTGTACAGGTTCAGCCCGGCGGCTTGCAGTCTGGCACCGGGTCAGCGGTCAGGGCGCACCGGCTGGCACCCTACACCCGGCGGGGCAGTCCAGCGGCAGGGGCGTGGCGGGCGGCGCGGAACCATTGGCGGCTACCGCCGCATCTCTTTTCGGGCTTTCGCCCGATAGCCAATAGAGGTCAGCAATAGTCGCAGCGTTCCGGCTAGAATAGTCGTAGCCAATAGTCGTAGTTTCTTCGATAAAATAGTCGTGAAATAGTCGTAAAGTCGTCAGACGACTAGCTTTTGAAAGTCCTATATATCGTATAGTAGCAAACAGCCCGCTGATAGTCGTAGAGTAATAGTCGTAGCGTTTTCTAGCGAACCTTCGTCAAATAGTCGTGTGTTTTTTTATGTGAAATAGTCGTTTGCCTTTTAGAGAAAGAGAAGTGCGATAGTCGCTAAGTAGTCAGGCCTCCCCAAAAATCAATATATATCAAGACACCTATCAATTTTAATCCACATCACATTACCTCAAAATATTTAACCATCGTGCTTATTATAATAGTCGCAGATAATTACTCAATCTTTTTAGCTATTATTCTGCTGGAATAGTCGTATCATCCGATTCGGCTCGTTCTTCTCTGATTTAATTACCGACAACTACAATCATATCACACCAACCAACTAGGATTATCCATTCGGCAAATGCCTCAATACTTTTAACTATCTAATAAGACTATCCGGCTGGTCAGTCACTTTCAATTTGTAATCAACTGCTTATACAGTCATGCAACATTTTTACATATCAAGCCGACTGCGAAATGAAGTCAATTCTCCATGTGGAATAGTCGTAGACCATCCACCAGTCCGAACCTCACGCCAGCTCTTGCCTACGGTCTACTCTGCTGGCTAACGGTGTAGCTTTGGAGATAGAGGGTTGTAGGGGGAAAGAACCTTTGCAAAAACATCTGGTTGTCGTTTTCAGTTGTCGCAGTTGTCGCACCATTTTGGCGTGGGGGCCTCAAACAATTTATTTGTTTGAGGGGGGAGTTAGGGGGATTATAGGGGGTAATAGGGGTTGTAGGGGAAAGAGGGGGAAGAAAGGGGGGAAGATTGGTATTCCATGATACCAACGCATACCATTCGTATCAACTGGTACGATTCGTATCGCTTGGTATGCAATAGTCACATCCATTTCGTCTCATGCACTCTGCTTTCGCCTAATTCTCCCGTCGATCGAGGCGGATTCTACTCAAAATCAGACCTTGCCGTTTTCTCTCGATAAATAACAGAAGAAAAAAGCACGGAATAGTCGCAGAGGGTAGTTTTACTACCTGACACCATTCCATGCTTTCTGATACAATAGTTCTGTAGCCGCACGAGCTAAGATTAGATATTCTTGGCTTTTCTTGCCTTACGCAGACGCTCTGCCAGTGCTTCACGCTGCTCTTCGCTGATCTCACGAGTGACAGGCGACCGGAACTTCACAAGACGTTTCGGCATCAAATAGGTCTTGGATTCCTTGCACCGCTTGGCAGACAGCTCCTCCATGAACTTGTACGTATCAGGGAACTGCTCACAGAGCTTGTCCAGCTTGCGGATATAAACCGGGTCTGCCGTGTAGACTTCTGCGGTATCCTCCGTTGCGTTGAATGTGATGATGGTTTCACGTTCGATGTTGGTAAGTGCCATAGTTGTTTTTTCCTTTGCGTTATTTTTGGTTGATTTTCTTTTTTGGGCAAGTTTCCGGCAAATAGTCCATGCAAGCTCGGCATGAAATGGTCTTTCGACAGATCATTCGTTCTGCTCGTTCTTTCTCTTCTTGTTCTCGTCTTTGGCACTCTCGCTTGTATTCTTCTTCGTGCCGTCTGTGTGCATTGGCGATGATGATAGCATGGACAGCAGCCATGTTTGGAACCATAGTCTTTTCCTCCTGTATTTTGTGTAGTGAAAAATATTTATGGGGCTCAGGCGGTAACTTTATCGCCTAGACCCTGTTATCTGTTTTTCTTGCCTATTCTACTGTGACGATACGAGCGCAGAAGCAATTATAGGCTTATATCAGATACCCAGCATAGTTAAAATAGCTACAGTATTCTACCCTTTCGAGTTTTTGAGCTGTTACAGCATGCTTTTTATTCTCGTCTCGTCGATACAAATTGTGAAACAAGCAGTAGTCCCCTTGACGGTTCAGGCAAGCATCACACAGACCGTATCTTCCCTTTCCTGCGTGCACGTTGTCTATGAACTTCTCCAGTGTGTCCATATCGTTCTCCTCTCGTTACATCCACATGCATTCTTTGAACTGCTGTGTTTCCATCTGGAATGTGATATCCAGTGACCCCACGTTGCCCTCTTTGTTCTTCTCAAGTGCAAAGTGATAATGCTGTTCCGGTCGCTTTTTCGTGGTCACGTTCTGTGCCAGTAAGATGATTGCATCTGCGTCCTGTTCGATTTGCCCAGACTCTCGCAAGTCTGCGGCGGTCGGTGGGATACCTGCTCTTGCGGTCTCTCGATTGAGCTGCGCAAGGGCTACCACCAGCGTTCCCGTGGACTGTGCGAACTCATGTAGTGCCATGCTGATCTCCGTGACAGCACTGTATCGGTCTTTCGCTCCGGCTTGATGGATAAGCTGCAAATAGTCGATGAAAACCACTTTGGCTTGCATCCTGATGGACTGTGTTCTAATCCACCCAACGCTCTTACCAGCGGCAGAGCGGACAAACAGCGGATATTTCTTGATAGCTGCCAGCCGGTCAAGTTCGTTAATGCTGACGGTCTTGTTTTTGACCGTGTGCAGTGGTACGCCTAGCTGGTTTGCGATGATACGGGCATAGAGCGTGTCCGGGTCGGTCTCTAGGCTGAAATATGCCACCTTGCGTCCGTTCTTGGCTATTTCACAGGCAAGTTGCAGGGACAGAGCGGTCTTACCGGCAGACGGTCTGCCGCCGATCACAACGAAGTTGCCCGGCACAAGATGCAAGTTGTTATCCAGCACTCTAAGCCCTGTGCTGATATACTCCGGCTTATTATCCAGCTTGCGGATGTAATTGTCTATGCCGTCACACATGGGTATAAAGTCGCTTCTCTCGGTGTGCAGATTGATTGCTTCGCCTAGCTGCTCATAAATGCCCGTCAGGTCTGCGTATCTGGTCGAGCCATCAACGATTTTGAACGCAATCTCTCTGGCTCTGGACAATGCTGCCTGTTCCTTGACGATTCCAGTCCATCCAAGCATCATGTCATGGGTGACGTTTCGGATGAACTCTGCTCCGAAGGCATCCAGACATTCACCCATTGCTTTCTTGCAGTTATCGTACCGCCCCATAACTTCTACCGGGTTCCATTTGTCGTTGTGTTCCCAATAGCCGCGAATGGCAGCGAATGTATCACGCAGTTCTGGGCAAAAATCGTCGATTTTAAGGTCTTGCAGCACATCGGCATACTCAGAGAACGTGAGGACTGCCCCCAGCAGGATGTATTGGGTCTGATTTTCAATATTCACCGCAGAAAGTCTCCCTCGTCAGGCAATTCAGCCATTGTCTGCTGATAGCCGCCGTTCCAGTCTTTCACGTTACGCATCCAGTTCCGTGCAGCAGCTTTCCAGTCCTTCATAGGCGACTTTCCGACCTTCCAGCCATTTGCCGTGAAGTGGTCAACAAACCGCTCTGCTTCCGATTCCATGTAACCCTTCTCTGAAAAGTATTCTCTTGCTTGCTCGACAGTCGGTGCTTTGAAGCGTTTTACTTCGTTGGTATTTTTCTTTTCACATTTTTCTTTTTTATCAGATTCAGATACAGATTCAGATACAGATAAGGCATCGTTTGCATCCATTTGCATATTTTGCATACCAGCGTATGCGTTTGCATCATTGGTATTCGTTTGTATGCATTTGCATTTTTCATCGTTCCAACGCTTATTTGCGCTCCGCCTGTTTTTCTCAATTCGCTCTTGCCTTTTCTGCGCATTCATATCATCAAACGCCTTAACGACTTTCCAGAGCATCCGCATAGCACGATCGTTGTCGTATGATGGCTCAAGTCCGGTCTCAACGTATTGTGCGTAGTTGCGGACGAATGCTCCAAATTCCTCGTCTGTCAGCTCGTCCATCGCATGAACGTGTTCCAGCAGAAGAATCATTGATGTTCTCGGCTTGTGTTCCTGCTCCATACTCAGTCCTCTTTGTAGCGTTTGTTCCATGCTTCGATGGCTTTTTCCTTGCCAAATGTTACAGAAGTGCTCACCCCGCATTTTCCGCAGACCACCCAACTAGCCATGTTAATGTCAAGTGGATGAAGCACTTTTACAGTCGGCGGTTTCGCACCGCAAAACGGACATCTCTTGAGTTCTGTCATTTTCTAAACCCTTCTCTTGTTCTTACAATTCGTTTGAAAACTTCATGTATCTTTGCGGCTTTACGGTATACAGGCCGATTGCGCTTCTGCTTGATGTAACCGCACTGCGTTTCGGACTGCCTGACAGCATTTGCAAAATGTTCAGCTGATGCAGCACATTGGTTCATCGCTTCTGTTAACGCTTCAAATCCATCCATATTTAGTCCTCCGTAGGCGGTTCAGGCATAGGCATCCAATGTGTAACATCTTTGAATGGGATGCACTCTCTTGCTTCGCACCAATCACCGTTTACATCATAATATGCTATCCAGTCACCAGCTTTTTTGTCGTGAACCAGAACATAATCGCTGGCAAAATCGTTTTTCGGAATATCGGGCAATCTATCCTTGACATTAATCCAATTGCTCATGCTCATCACCTCACACCATCGGAAACGCCATCCAATGCGTCACCGTTACATCTTTCGGCAGTCTCTCGCCTATCTCATCCCAGAACTGACCGTCTGCGTAACAGCCGAGAAAGTACGCTGTCGGCGAGATTCCTTGCAACATTTTTCCATCTTTATCACGCCACGTTGTCTTAGTCGCAAGCAACAAAGGCTGCGTTCGCTCTCGTGGCTGTTCGCTTGCCGGATGCCAGAGCGTGTTACTCATAACCTGTTCTCCATCAAAGAACCACAGTTCGGGCAGTAGTTGTAGCGGTCTCTGTTGTTTCTCGCATGGCAATTGCTGCACATGAACCTCGTCTTATCTTCGTCTTGCGCAATCCATTCAGCGGTACGCTCTAAGGCTGTCGGGGCATCTTCCACAACGTCAATGGCATCGCCAATACCGCAAGCACGGCATCTTACTCCATTGTAATTCTCGCAACCATTGCAATATGCTTTCTTGATTCTTTCAATAAGTGCGTTTCGTTCAAGGTATTCTGAATAATTATCCATTGTCTTTCACCTCGATTGTTGGCGCAGCGTCGATGTAATCTAACAAATCTTCCAAGTCACATTCCTGATACCGATATTCCGTAGAAAATTCTTCGCTAAACTCCTGTATTCATTCTTCAACACGCTTCCGCAGTGCATTGGCATCAATTGGCCGAGTGTCTATTGTTAGATTTGCATTCAATAGTGATTTTCGGTCAAACATTTCTCTCCCGCATTTGGGGCATCTCCATCCAGAACAGGTCGCCTTAAGGTTTGTAAAATCGTAAAAACACTTGTAAACGAGGTCATCTACTCTTAGCATTTCGATTTTGCACCACGGGCAGCCAACTTTCATTGTCCTTTCTCCCTTCAATCTCCTTGCAAACCGCCTTGTAAAACGCATTCCACGTCTCATAGTCGCAGGAATCGCCAAAGTCAAATCCTGTCCGTTTTCGCTCTGCGATGTCACGTTCAAAACAATCCAACGTCTTGTTCGTCAGCTCCGGCAAAAGCGATGTGATGTATCTGCAAACAAGGCTAGGCATATACGACCGTCTGCCCAAGCAGTAGCGGACAGCGCAGTTGCAGACCGCACCGAAGTCGTCATTGGTAGGGTCTACCATGCCTTTCAGTGCATCGTCCTTTAAATCATACTCCTTACACCCAAGAGAAATTGAAAAGCTACGAAAATCAATATCTGTACATTTTTTACGTCCGCTTTCAATGTCTTGTATGTAACGAACGCTAACGCCAATTCGGTCAGAGAGTTCTTTTTGCGTAAGCCCCATCCATTTTCTGCTTGCCTTAATCTTCTCCCCTGCTGTCATCTTTCTTCTCCCATTCCTTGCATCCGCGTTCGTCCCACACGAAGTCTGCAACGTGTTCTGACTGGTCGTTCACGCATACGCCCTCCGGCTCTGCGTACCATTTGCAAGAGCCACAGGACGGCTCAGATTTGTTCTTGCAGGATTCTGCTGTGCACCGTATAGCCTTGCCAGCAGAGAACTGCTTGATGCCCATGCAAGAGCAATGTTCGGTTGTGCAGTAGAAGTTCATTCCTCTATCTCCTTCCATCCGATAAACTCACACAATCCAACGGTGTTACTGGAGCAACGATGGATGAGAACTTTATCGCTTATTTTGAACTTTGCGATAAACCCAATTTTGCTTTCTTCCATTTCGTTTTCAAACATCCAATCAACAATGTCTTTGTCGATTCTGACATCGCCTTCGTCCGTCATGGTTGCAAAGCACTGTTTGCATCTGTAAAGAGCACACTTTTTCATTTTCTTTGTCCTCTCTTTCCCCTGTTGAACCGCCCGATCACTCGCTTATACTCTGCATAACACTCCGGGCAAAGGTCGCCTGTGTCCCTGCGCCATGCCCAGTCCTTGAAGTATTCGTCAGGGTTCATCATCCTGCCGCCTAGAACTGCTCCGCAGCGGTCACACACTCGCTTGTGGTAGATTCCTCTGTCAGTCTGCATTCTTCTCCACCTCTCTGTACTCCACGTCAATCCCCTTCGGCAAAGCCGTCTGGTACTTCTGTGCCAACTGTTCTGCGCTCTGGGCATCGCCCAACGGCTGTTCAGGCGGCGCAACGGTGACTTCCACGTTGTCACGCATACCAAAGTAGTTTTTAGCTCGGAAAATCCACTCTGCCGGGTTCTCCTGACCATACATACCGTTGTACGCCCACATGGACTGCATTTGCAGAATCAGCTTCAAGATATACTTCTGCTGCAAGCTGTCGTCACGGCGCTTGCCAGCCATAATCTGCTTCAGGCTCACCCATTCGATGCCAAGCACCAGTGCAATCCATTCCACCACAGGGGAGATTCTGGCTTCGATACAAGCGTCAAAGAAGAAGTCAAGACGCTGCTGCACTTCAATCGGGTTGTTCATGTCCACGCTCGGAAGGTCGCCAAAATACTTGGCTGCAATCATGCCGATGACCTTCTTGTCCTCTTCATCGCCGATTCTCGACTGCAAATCACCTGTGTTCAGCATCTTAGACCTCGTGATCGCTAACTCCTGTTGCTCTTTCACCTTTTTACTCACCTGTGAGCGGATAGATTTCCGCTTGTTAAGCATCTGTTGTTTCTTCTTCTCACGCTCTTTCTCGCGCTTCGCAGCGGCTTCTTCTTTCGCCTTTTGCGCCCGCTTCTCACGCTTTTTCTTTTCAGCTTCGGTAAGTGGCGGTCTGCCACGACCACGCTTCGGGGGTGTTGCCAAGAGTTCTCACCTCTTCATCTTCTTTTCGATGCTGTCCAACTTCCATGCGATTTGCCAGACTGCACAGCAACCGTCCAACTGCCGCCACCATGCGCACTTTTCTTTTTCGCATACGCACCGACCAAGCGGATTGCTGGTCATCTTCATCGGGCAGTAAAGTTCGTTGTCCATGATTTTTCTTAGCCCTCCAACTGGAGATAAGCGTTTACCATCTTGACGGGAAAATACTCATCTATCTGCAAAAAATCGCCGTTTTTCAGGTTGATGCCGCCAGACAACTCGCTTGTCGAAAGCTCCACGCTGGCTTTCATGAAAATTTCGCCGCTTATTTCAAACACATCTCCACGTTTCAAGCTCCCAAAATTGGCTTCTTTTCTCTCAATATCGCAAATTTTCATCATTTCCACCCCATCATAACAGCTGTACAAACGACCAGACACACGTTGACGAACAGCCAGAAAAGCATTGTCTGACGTTCTTCAAACAGGTTGTCTACCGTGTCTTTGATTGTCCGTTCGGACTGAACCACTACCGCCAGCAGGACTAGGCAGACCAGCCAGCGAGTTGCAAATTCAAACATTGTTATCCTCCATCAAATCATCCATGCTTAACTGACCGCTGATGTTGTCATCTTCCATCCACCAGCGAAAAACGTCCATGCCAGTCTGCCAGTCGCACGGCAAGCATTTTACTTTTCTGATATTAAGCATTCGTTCAAACGCTGAGATGTACATTTTCTCGTAGGCAGGCCATCGCATAAACTCACGCTGTCTGCCCCCCCTACCGGCCATAGGACAGCCGATGCAGCCAACACGCTTCTGCCCTTCGCAATATAACGGATTGATAGGCAGGTGTTCGCTGTGTGTGTAGTCCCACACGTCATCGTCAAACCAGTCCACGATCGGATTGACGGTCATCTTGCCCTTAAGGTTGCAGGTTTCGAACAGTTGTCGTTTTTCATCGTTGTCGCCCATCATCGTAATTCTTTTTTCTTTGTTACGATGGTTAAACTCCATAATTCCACGATTGTTTTTTCTCGATGTCGACTCAGCCCAACGAACGCCAGTTGCAATAAAGCGATTTTTACCAGATGTTTCTTTCAACACAGAACAACAGTAACGCATAAGCCTCGTTGGTGGAACCATGATTTGCGGAATCAGCGTCCACATGGACACAGGCTTGTCCTTGTAGCGTGGCATGACGATGGAGCATTTGATTCCCCGTTCTTCCATCGCCTTGAACTGCTCACGGATGAAATAGACTGTCTCCGGCGCATCTGCTGTGGTATGGCTGTTGACCACCTCAAAGTTGATTCCTGCACGTTCAGCCAGAGCCACAAGCACCTGTGAATCCTTACCGCCAGAGTATGTGACCATGAGCGGTTTCTTGTACCGATGCTCGGATAGCTTTGCAGCGTCCTGCAACCGTGCGATAGCAAGCTGTTCTTTATCCACTTTTTCTCAGCCCTCCGCATCTTCAAGAAATGTGATTGCGTTTTCTACCCTCAAAGATGCAGATTCGAGCATATCAACTGCGTTCTTTGAGATTTCGTATGCATCCATATTACGCATAGACTTCTGAATTTTTATAAAAGCAGCAGATTCTTCACCGTATAGTGCATCAATTTGCAGCTTCAACTGGCTAAGCGAGTCTGCGATTTCGTGGATATGCTTTCTTCTGTGCTTATTCATCAGCTCCACCTTTCCCTCAGCTCTTTTTCGACCTGTTCTGACTTTGCGGTGATGTAATCTGCAAACTCGTCAGGGGTCATGTCCTCTTCTTTGAACTTGCCGACCATCTCCCAGTACCTGTCACCGATGCGGATGATTTTCTGCACCTGTTCATCGGTCAGGTCTGCATCGCACCGAAGGTTCTGAATCAGTGCGCCCCATGTGGATGTAATGCCATCCAGAGCCATACGGAAGCCATATAACTGGTTCTGTCTTGCGATTTTGCGGAGGTTTGCTGACATTGCCTGTCTGCTAGACGATGGACGGTTTCTATGCTTATTCATCTGACTTCTCCTTTGCTTCAAGGCGAGAGAGCCAACGCTTGTATTTAGCGTCCTCAATCTCACGCTCTGCGTCCCAAAATTCGCATTCGGAATCGAGGTTATCTCCAAACCAAGCATCGCATAAAGCGGTGACTGCGTTACTTATGTCCGAAAATTCTTCTATCAAATTTGCTTCACACTCCGCAACGCTCTTCGGTGTCGGGTTCGTACCATCCAGCGCACGGCGCAACTTCAACGCAGCCTGTGCCAGTTCGGATGCTTCTTCTGCCAACTGCGCCAAGATTTCCGTCTTGGGCAAGAATGTCTGAAACCTTCTTGCTCACTTCTGTTCTCCTTTTAGTCGATGTATCGCCACGCAACGATTGATTCGTTATACAAGACATAATCGTTGTCGCACAAGAACCAGCGTTTATCGCCGTACCTTCTATAAGCAATATCTTGCTCTCCACTATCAAACTTGATCTCAACCGCTATCCCGCTTTGCGGTTGAGTAGTCATGTTGTTCCATTCGTTCTTGTTTCCGTTGTCTAGTTTTTCTTTGTTTGGCTCTAACCAGTCATTCAGTTCTTTCATGCAGGACGGACAAAGTTGAATCGGTTCTTCGCCCAGTCCAAAACGGTTGCGTTCCACCGTGCAATCTAAGAACAGAATCGAATTTGCAGTACCGTAGCAATCGTTTATGTCAGGCACTTTCCGATTAAAAATCTCACCGCACCTGTCGCACTTAAAGACAACACTCACTCTTTTATTCCCTCCATTCTTGAACCACAGTTTGGGCAATAATTAAAGTCTGATTCACGCTCATACGGCGAGAGTTTGTATTCTGCTTTGCACTTGTCACACTCGATTGAGTTGCTTTCATGGTCGTAAATCCATTTTGCTTGTCGTTCCTGTTCTCCTTTCAGCCAGTTGTTCAGCTTTGCCATGCAAGATGGGCAAAGGTTGAACTCGTATTCTTGTGGACACCCGATGCTACTCACGATCATTTGAATGTTTGAAAGCATTGTGTAATCTCTCAAATCAAATGTTTCACCGCATCTGTCACACTTAATGTTCATCTTCTTCATCCTTTTTATCCGCAAAGAAAGATTCGTAGTCAAACCACTTATCGTCCAAAATGTTTCCGATGATTCTCACAGAACTTCCAAGCCCTTTTGTAGCGACACGAACATATTTGCCTTTCATTTGACCGTATTCATCAACGCCAACCGTGTCCATGATTCGCATAATTGCTTCCACGCCAGAGCCGTATCCCTCAAAGTCTTTGCTTCCAAGATGCCCCTTGCCGAGAACATACCCACCATAGCAAACGCCCCATCCATGACCATTAAGCACCAAATCTGAAGTTAAAACTCCGTGGTCTGCCATAGTAAGCCGAACGCTTTCAATTTGCGCGTTTTCGATTTCATAGCCACTTTCTTCCAGAAGTTGTTTAGTCCATTTTTTCATGTTCTTTCTCCAATCTCTTTAGCAGCCCGTCCACGTCATACCGCCAATGGACACGCAGCCTTTTCGCTTTGATCTCTATCCCCTCTTGCTCTGCCCATTGCCAAGGGATGCTCTTGCGGCTTTCGTTGTAACGAAACGCCAGAACCTTGCTGGCTGAGATTGCGAAGGTGCGGTTGAGCGCTCGATAATTGACTATCACATGGGCGGTCTGACCGCTGTACCCCATTGCATCCACCATATCCGTGATGTGCTTTTCCTTGCGGTATTTGCACTTTGCCTTGTCGTACTTGCCGAACACCTTTTCCAGAGGGATAGAGGGCGTTTCGATGGTTTTCAGTTCAAACAGGTGGTTCATCGGGTATCGGTACACAAGGAAGTCGCAGATGTTGTCGATGGAAAAAGACAGGTTCTCGTTGCCACCGTAGTAGGTGGCAGCACTGTCTTTCAGGCGGTAGCACCACGCATCGGATGGGACTGATGCCTTGAAGTCTGCTTCAAACTGCTTTCCGGTGTTCATTCGTTGCCCTCGATTTTTTTGGCTTCTCTGATACGCAGCCGAGCAAGTTCGCTATTTGCATAGCGCAGTTGCCAGCTACCAAACCAGCCTTTGTGAACAAGTTTTCCGGCGCAGTAAACAAATTCCTGCTTCATCAAATCATCAAGAGAAATGATGTAACAGCCCGGCTTATACTTTCTTTTGCTCATCCCCGTTCACCTCTAAGCTCACGGAATATGAGCTGCTTTGTCAGCGGGCTTTTCCATTTCCTTCATAATCCGCTTATGTTCTTCCACTGTCATGTTGTTCGGGTAGAATCGCTTGTCCACCAGTTCAAACGGTTGCATATAGTGGTCAAGAACATCTCTTGCTTCTTCTCGTGCCTTTTCTGCACACATTTCGATGTATTCATCTTCGGTCATGTTGTAATCGGTAATGCAATCGACCACCGAAGAAAACCGGCACAGCAGACCATTAGGTTGTCTTGCAATGAAAGCTCCCATTTATCGTTCACCTCTAAATTCACTTCCGAGAAACCGTTTCTTGCCACGTTCCCGGTGCTCGTCCTCATAATCACGGTGGTACATGCTCTGACTGCGGTTCAGCTCATACACGAATGCCTTGCGTTCCTCGAAGTCTTTCTTCTCTGCCTTATACTTCTCGCAAGTGTCGTGGCAGGCTTGGTGGCGTGATGTGCAGTTGAGACAACAGGTAATCATTCTTCCAAACGCCCGTCCAGCCAGATAGCGCAGCTCTTATATAAGGTAGGCGGTCAGGACTTTGCCGAAGCGAAAGCCTTGCTCATATCAGTGATAATGTCATATCGGTCTTGATATTTGCTGTACACAGTCGTTCCAGTTCCAAGACCAATCTGCGTCTGGTTGATGGAAGCAGGAACTATATAAATGCTTTCCTTCTCTTCGTTTTTTGCAATCAGAAAATAAACATCGCAAGTAGGGAATCGTTTTTCAAGATTAAACGAATAGCAAAAACTCTTATTTGCTCTGCTCGGCCTTGCCGTTTTCACATCAACCTTAACGCTGCCATTAACATAAAGGTCATAGGCGTATCTAGTTGACATTCGCTCAACCGCAAATCCATGTTCTTCCAGCAGTTTTGTGGCAAGGTCTTCGCCATACTTTCCGAATTGCGTTTCGCTTTCTTTCATTTCGATATTAAGGATTTCAGCTATTTTGTAATAGCCACCCGGAAAACGGCGAATTGCATTTGTCAACTTGTCGTTTCCGTAATACTCGCTCAATTCACTTCTTGATGGCATTCTGGTTAAACCAGTGGCAGACATACAGGCTTTCACATACAGCAAGATTTTATCTTGCGTCCAATGCGTTTTTTCTTCCTGATTCATGCGCATCTCCAATCAGAATGGCAACGAACCATCATCGTCAATCACGGAGAAGTCATCCGTGTCGCCCTGAGAGTAGTTCTGCGGCGCATCCTTCGCCTGATCAGCTGGCTTGCTGTCCGATTTGTCACCGCAGAAGTCAACCTTGTTCGCCATGATTTCCGTTGCGGTGCGGTTGTTCCCCTGCTTGTCGATATATTTCCGGGTCTGGATGCTGCCAGTCACCAAAATCAGGCTGCCCTTCTGGAACCACTTGGAAACGAACAGCGCCGTGTTGCCAAATGCGGTACAGTTGAAGAAATCGGTTTCCTTCTGACCGCCGCTCTGGCGGTCGCAAGCAATGCTGAACGTGCAAACGTCCTTGCCGGATTTCGTGACCTTAGCTTCGGGTGTATGAACCAGACGACCCTGAATTGCGATAGAGTTGAGCATTATTTAGCCCTCCTTCAGCTGTTTCTGAGCACAGTCCCAACACAGGACGCGCCCAAATCGTTTCTTCGTGCTTCTTGCAGTTTCCAGCGGAGTGACGGTGCGGTTGTTGTACTGAATAGGCTGCAACTGCTTTCCACAGCAAGCGCATGGGGGGATGGTTTCCGCTTCCGTTTGCTTCTGCGCAGGCTTGTTTGCCCTGCTTGTGGTCTGCTTCTGGTACTCGTCCGTGTCAGCGTCCTTTGTATCATCAATGCAGAACAGACCGTTCAAAGCGTACTTTCTGGCGTAGCTACTAGACGTTCCGGTCACCTGCGCCGCATCCATCTTGGTTTTTTGCTCCGGTTCTCTTGCGTAAGCAGTAACCGTTACGCATCCACCATCCAGAGCTTCCACCTTTGCGGTCGCTTCGATGTAATGCCACCCTTCAAACACTTTAGGCTCGTCTGAAAGGGTAAGAAGCAAACCGTGTTCTTTCAAAATTGGCTTAACTGCTTCCAAAATGTCCTCACAAGAGCGATACTTGTAACCGCCAAATGTGTTCATCTGCCCCTTCGGGGCTTTCAGCTCTGACTGAACAGCCATCAGAGCTTCATGGATTTTGCTGTTGTCCATCAGTTGTTCTCCTTCCTTGCTTCTTTTCTTGCTTTACGGCAAGCCGGGCAACGCTTGGGCAGTGCCATGTTATGTGATTCAAAGAAAATGCGCTCTGCACGAGAAATCTCGAATGCTTTGCCGCAATCACGGCACATTTTCTCGATGCTTGTGTTCTCATCCCACGAAGCCCTTCTTGCAGCATCTTCAACAGCAAACGCTTCGTTAAGGCTGTCACGGAAGCTCCTAACAAGCGTATGCTGCGGTGCGTGACCGTTCTTGCGAAGCGTTTCCTCCAAGTTGTTCCTTTTGCAGTTTGCACAAAGAGTTTCGGTGCTGTTTGGGAACACTGAAAAAGGCTTATTGCACTTTTCGCAGTGCTTGATTTCTTTCTTGTATTTGCCCATTTTTCTTTCCTTTCTTCGGCTTCATTAGGCTTCATTGTTCTTACTTTGGCTTAATACGGCTGTACAAAATCAACTAGCCATCAGTTCTGCCAACTGTGCACGGAGGTCTTTCAGCTCCGCTTCCCTGTCCTCGATTTCAGACTGCAAATCTTCAATCTCAGCCAGACGGTCAGCTTCTTTGGCTTTTGCCATCTGCTCGTTGGTCATAAAGTACACGCCGTCCTCCGGCTCGGTCACGCCACCGAATCTGTCAAGGTTAATCATCTTTTGGTCTTCCTCTCTTGCGTTCTTCTTTGATTTGCAACGCACTGTACCACTGGTCTTTGTCAATTTCGATGGTAGACCACCGATGGTTGCAGGCAATACACTTTTTTCTGCGAACGATGCTGTCGTGGTCAGACCGGCTGTCAACCGTTGTGATGTTGTCACTGCCGCACATCGGGCATTTCATCGTGCACCCCTCCAACCGTTCGTGTGGTTGGCAACCCGCTTGATTTTGTGGCATTCTTGCTCGCTTCGCTCTTCCTCCTCGGCGCTAACAGCCAGCGCGCATAGGACAATGGCCGTTGCGAGAAGCCCGCAGGACACGATCACCCAGCCAAGCATCTGCGCTGTGGTCTGGCATCCTTGAATCGCATCACCGCAGCCAACTGCTGCGATAGCCGCGACCAGACCAAGCATGGAAAGCGCCATTCCTTTCAAAGTTTTCATTGGTTCTCCTTAGTTCAAAATGATGTCAAACATAAACGGTTTGCTTTTGTTTATCACGATTGTTGCGTTCAGAACCTGCGCTATCTTTGCAAGCGTTTTAGTTTTAACACCAGTCTTGTACGGTTCTTTGTTCGGACTAGTGATGTTGTAAACTGTTTGCTCGGACAACCCGCTCCTGTGAATAAGCTCAAGAGCGCTCATGTTTCGCTTTTTAAGCGCTGCTTTCAGTGTCATCTGTTCTCTCCTTAGCTTTTCACTGAATGCCCAAAAATCCAGATGGTTGCCATCAGAGCGCCAATGCCAATGATTGCACGCGTTGCGTTTACGCCAACCAGAAGGTCAATCCGGTGAATCAGCCAGAAGTTCAGCAGAAACGCTGCTAGAACCAGTGCTAAGACGATTCCCCAAATCAGGACGATTTCTACCAGTGCTTTCATTTTTGTCCTTTCTGTTATGTATGTGTTCCAGCCGGTCTTTCTCCCGGCTATGCCAGCGAATTTCCCGCTTTCCGTAGTATTTACCGTTCATAGGTCAACTCCCCTGTTGCAAGCATCTGCGATACCTCGCCGTAATGCTTTCCCAGCTTGTCCGCAAGGGCTTGTACTTCTCCGATGGATGGAAACGTCTTTTCCAGCTTCTTCTTTTCTTGCTGTTTGATTTTGTATGCTGCCTTCGCGTTCAGGTTTGCCTTTGCGTTGTAGGCTTTCTTAGCGCATCCATTGTGGTACTTCTGCGATGCTACTTTTTTCAGCATCGGCTTTCCGCAGTATGCGCAGAACGCCTTACGGGGCTTGAATGTAATTCCAGCTTTCTTGTGCTTCCTGTCACGCTCTTTGTCAACCTTGCGCTTGCATTCTGAACAGTACTTTCTTGTCGGTCTGACCACGCCAAGATACAGGCCGCAGCGCTCACAGTACTTTTCTTCCACGCTGCATCTCCTCTTTCAGTCTGGCTTCCCGATTGTGACGTTCAAAGCACTGGTTGATGGATTTCTCCATCCACAGCACCTTGTTGGCATCGTTTCTGGACACGCCAGCAGCCATTGCAAGCTTTAGTCTGCGCTTGCTGCTTTGCGCTTTACGAAATTTCATCACCAGCACTCACCAGCCTTATCTGTGATGAACTTTGGGACTTCCTTACCCGTGGCAATGCACAGCGCAACTAGCTTTTCGACCCAGATGTCAAACAGGCTTTCTTTGGGCATATAGCACTGGCCGACACAAGGCTCCTTAAAGCTTTTCCAGATCGTCAGTCCGACAGCGCCATCCGTGACCGTCCATATCATACTGTAACCTTCACTGCACAGGTTGTACATAATGGCTCGTGCTTTGCTTTTGGCTTTGTTGATTTCAAAGGCATCCCAGCACTTTTTGCTTTCCTCGTAGGCCTCAACCGCAGCGTCAATGGCAAACTTGGCTTCATCAGGGTGCTCAAGGTCTACCTTTAAGGTGATGATCTGTTCCATGTTCAGTCCTCCGCTTTCTGGGTTTTCTTTGCTTTCAAGAAGAGGTTTACGAAGTAGACTTGGCCACGACCGGAAATCTTTGGAGTGCGGTTGATAGAAATGTGGTCGCTGTGCTGAATCGTGGTTTCTTTGATTCCAAACAGCCCCATCTCCATACTCCGCTGCGTCGGCAAGTTGTAATCGCTACGTTTCGGGTCTTTAATCAGATAGCCATTCCGGCGTAGCCAGTCAAACAAGCGGTTCTGACCGATGTTAATGCCGTTCTGAGACAGCAACTTTGCCATTTCGCCAACCAAAATGCTCTTTTTGCTAGCGCTCACAGCGTCAGCAAAAAGTGCTTTCGGCTTCATGGTTTCAATCTGCTTGTCCTTCTCTTCCAGCTCCTCATGCGCTGCGATCAGTGCAGTTGCGAGGAGTTGCGAGCGAGTGAGCTTCGGCTGTTCGGTCAGCTTCTTCTCCATCTCGTTGAACGCTGCAATGTACTTGAGCTTCCACTCAAGAGCGGCCTTTCCATTGAAGCCCATCACCAGCAGTGTAAAGCCGTCACGGTTCATCAGATACATGGGGTAGCTCTGGCCGTTCTGCTCATGGACGTACTCGGTCTTGTAGAACATGGGGGTGTCCCCATTTTTGGGGAGACCCCTCATAATGTCTTCGATGTCGCGCATCACATGGTCATGACGCTTCTCGAAGCTCTCTGCAATCTGACGGCTGGAAACCACAGGCTCGCCATTTTGCATGGATAAAATAATGTCGTTCATTTTTAATCCTTTCTTATGACTTACTGCTTGTCCCTCACAAGCAAAGCGTCTACCGACACACGGAAGTAATCAGCGACTTTCACAAGCTGTCGAATGCTCGGCCCATTTGCGGAGCGTTCCCACTTGCCCAGTGCGCCGTTGCTTAAACCAGCGGCTACTTCCAAGTCAGTACGAGACAGACCATGTAACTTGCGAAACTCGTCGATTTTAGAAAGATTCACTAGCCATTCTCCTTTCTGGGCTTGCATTTTACTAGAAAATATGCTACTATGTAGTTGCGAAGTACAAAGTGAACATTTTCTAGCGACTTCCCGATAGATTTGTCAGGGGTCTTAGTTTTTGTTTGCCCTATGCTTCATATTATACTAGCCAAGTGGCTATTTTCAATAGTCAATTTTCAATTTTGTGAACATTTGGCTATTTGCACAAAAAGAGAGGTCTTTTTCTATGCGCAATGTGGAGCGAGCCAAAAGAATCGCTGCCGACAAGGGTGTCAATATATCCTTTGTGTGCAGAGAAATCGGAAAAAGCAGAGGTTATATCTCTCAAATGCTTACTACCGACAGGGATTTTCCAGATGAAATGCTTTCGCCAGTAGCCAACGCGCTAGGCGTTACAGTTGAAGAACTGACTGGCAACCAAAAAGAAAACCCGCCCCAGCAGCCGCAAATTGAAGTTGACGCGGATATTAAATGGATTGAGCAGAAGCTAGTAGAGATGCCGAAAGAAAAGCGTGAAGCTTTGATGAAGCTTATTAAAACGATGTGAAGGGGATGCCAATGAAAGGAACGGGCTTAGATAAGGCAGTTTTCTTTGGCGGCATTGGACTGCTTGTTTTTTCTTGCAGCCTGCATGGGACACCCAGTGCTATTGTTGGTATTGCTGGAATTGTTCTTTGCTGTTACAAGTGGCAGGCCTGCTTTGGCACAAAAGCAGAAAGAAAAGCCAAAAAAGAAGCACAAAAAGTTCAAGCAGAAATGGAAGCGGCGCAGGAAAGAGAAGAAATCAGGGCTGCGCATAACCCTGTAAAAGCAAAAATTATTGTTTCCAACACTAGCAAAAAGGCAGGGAGTGCTGCCATCCGTACTGCCATTGGCAGTTCAATTGCTGGATTGCCCGGTGCTGTTTACGGTGCAGCATCCGCAAAATCTAAAACCAGCGTCACATTTTATGTGACGTATGAAGATGGGCATCACGGAACTGAAACCGTAAAATCTGATTCTAGCCGGTTCTTAAAACTGATGAAGATCTGTGAAGATTGACCCGGTACAAATAAAACCCCTTGCGCCGGGCTTTCGGTAGCCTTATGCGCAAGGGGTTTTGTCATACATTGGTTATTGCTTCTTTTGCCGCCGGAATCTTCTCTGGATGTTCCAGCAGCCATTCGATAAATCGGTCAATCTTGGCTCTTTCCTGTTCACTCATTGTGGCATATCCTCCCGATCGGTAAGTGCAGATGTTCATTTGATACGATTATACATCTTCTAGTTGTCAAGTCAATGTATTTTGAACAACTTCGTGAAAATCGAACGTTTTCTTCACATCCATTACTTCACATCGGGGAAACCAAAAATTGCAATGACAATGATTAAGAGCCACATTAAGTTTAAGTTACCCTTTGCTTTGTAACATTCCGTTGAGCATGGAACGAAAAGGGTTTTCAGGCAACTTGTCCAGAACATCTGCTTTGACAAGCGCGTTTGTGCTGATGCTGTGCGAAACATTGTTTAGCTGCACAATGGCATCGTCCAAGTCTTTCACGGTTGCTCCACGCCGTTCCATTGACTGGAGGAAAGTTTTCACTTCTTCAAGAACGACAGGGTTCTCGGCTTTATAGAATCCATTCGTAAAGTCCATCTTCTTCTCCTTTCACAGTTCTACAAGCTGTCCGTCAATGCGTTCGATGTTATCTGCCGGGTCGCGCCCATCGTCTAAGGCGGCTACGGCGCGTTCAAGAACGTTTTTTGCTTCTTCATAAGCAGACTTATCAGCATCGTTGTTTGCAAGGTTGTAGACCAGTTTTAAAGCGGTCTGGCGGGCATAGGGAATGAGCATGGTATCAATCTGGTTCATACACTAACCCTCCCACGGTTTCGGCGTTTTGTTTTCGTTCGGTTCAGATGCGGGCATACCGTCAATGATAATCATGTTGTTACCTCCTGTTTTGATTGTTTTTTCGATGGTACAGTTATAACACAGGCTGCTGTTGGTTCTCCATAGCAGCTTTTTCCATTTTTTGGCTTGTCGAATCCAGCAGTTTTGTCGGATTTTGTTGAAAGGGTGAGAATTTATGGATGAATATTTAGTAAGAACAGCCAAAGCATTAGAGATGGCTCGAATGCGTTCCGGCTTGAGCCAGCAGAAATTGGCAGCACGGATGGGCGTGAATCGTGGCACGATAGCGAATTGGGAGCAAGGTCTGGCAGCCATTTCCCTTCCGATGGCTATGCGCTGGTTCACCTGCTGCGGCGTATCGGTAGCTCGATACATGGACGCTTGCATTCATCCAGGACTACTTGAACACCTTGAAGACGACCTTTCCGATTTGGAGAAACGGCGGATTCTCATAGATGCTATGATGGAGTGCTCCTCCTATGAAATAGATGCCTTGCTGTACATCCGGTATGGAGATCACGGCTCAGACCATATCGGTGTGCTGACGGAGATTCTGGCAAACCTCCACACGCCGTTAAAGGACAGGGTCACTGTCTGCCGGATGGTGTCTGGTAGCTATGAGATGGCACAGGCCACCGGAACAGACCCAGACCCGAACGGAACCGCCCCAAAGATGGAGATTCTTTATCAGGCGCAGGACGCTGGAACGGAAGCTGCTATGAAGTCTAACGATTCTTATACGGTGAATCCCAATAATATAACTGGTTGATTGTCGAATTATCGCAGTTTTTGCAGAACATTTTGTACACGTCCATCCACTTTTTGTACACGTTTCATGCAGATTAGGTATACCTTTACCTTGTCAATCCGTCCCCCATAGGCTGCAAATCGACAATGTTTGCGCGGAATAAATAACGGATTTACGTTAATTTGTTGTTTGCGATTGAGTAACTCGTCAATCCGTCCCCCATCGTGCAGATTAGGTATACCTTTCCATCCACTTTTTGTACACCTATCCACAATCCGTCCACGTTTGGCATGGCTAATGGAAGGTCGCTTCACCACCGGTACAGTCTTATTCAGCAAGTGACGGCTTGAGTTATCCACAAACTGGAATGGAAAAATAAAGAAATTGTTGAAAATTATCGTCATCGACTATTTAACGATGATATTTAACCTCTTGTTTATTTCTTGTTTAATATATAATATGTATACGGGGGACGAAATGACAAAGCATGGGGGACGTTTTGACAAGTCACGGGGGACAAAATGACGAGGACATGGGGGACAAAAAGACAAGCCATGGGGGACAAAAATCATTGACACGTCCCCCAACTTGTGATATACTGTTTTCAGACCATTAAAGGAAGTGAGCAGATGCCGAAAATATCAGACAACAACCTTGTCGAAAAGAGCAAGTCCCTTGTGTGGGCAAAGTTCAGGGACTACACAGCAGGAGAACTTCGTCTGCTAGAGGTTTACCTATCAAGAATTAACCCAAGAGACCCAAGTAGCAGTCGTGTAGAGTTTACTCTTGCTGAATACAGAGAACTGCTTGGGCTGAAAAGCCTTGACGCTCGAAGGATTGAGCCGCAGATCAAGCACTTTCTTGGCAATACGGTGTCGATTCCAATTGACAAGGAGAAAGGAACATTTGAAAGCTTTGTCTTGTTTACAAGGGCAAAACTGGACTATGTACCAGAAACAAGGTCTTACGTCGTGGCAATCACCTGCAACCCAGACCTTCGCTCCATCTTTTTTGATATTGCTGAAAGCGGATATGTTCGGTATCGACTGCGTTACACTTCACGAATGAAGTCACAGTACAGCATTTTGCTCTATTCAATTCTTCGAGACTGGTTGAATATGGACAACAAGCCGCATGAAATCAGTCTGAAGAAGTTGAGAGAGCAGCTCGGCGCGATGGAAGCCAGCTACGATGTTTATAAGAACCTTCGCAAACGAGTGCTTGACGTTGCGGTAGATGAGATCAATGCCGTGTCTGACATCGTGGTGACTTATGAACCGGTTCTTGTGGCACGAAAGGCTGTGGCGGTCAAGTTCAAGCCCAAAATTAAAGCGTCTGAGACGCTGATTGAAGTTCAGGCAAGCGAAGTATCAACCGAACCTCAAAAAGCCGCCAAAAAGCCCCGCAGAAGCGGATACGATGATTTTGACTGGTCTGTGTGTGACGAGTTGGAAAAGCAGGACTGCATTGACGTGGCGAAGGTGGTTGAGAAGTGGATGAAGAAAGAGCATCCAGAAATCAAGCTGCCAAGACGCAGAGAAGCGGTTTACGAGACGGTAAAGGCTGCGTATAATGACATTTTGTCTTTGGATAGGTCTCCGTTCCCGGACAGACCCGTTGGCTATCTGATTAGAAGCGTGGACAAGGCAGGTATCGTAGACAGGTATATGCCAGCATTCTATTCCATTGAAGCGTTGCAAAAGTAGCCAGAATGAGCAGATGATGCAGAAAGGAGAAAGAATGGGATGGATTAGTGTGAAAGATGAGTTGCCAAATTACAGGGAAAATGTAATTGTTTTCACGGAAAAGCATATTGACGTTGGGCATTTGGCAAGAGGAAGATATGGTTCTTTGTGGTGGGAAAGGGATTCTGTTGATGTATGGAAGGACAACGAAGTTCTAAGAGATGTAACCCATTGGATGCCACTTCCTGATGAACCCGAAGAATAAAGAAAGAGTGATAAAATGGCAAAAATTATAGCGGTCGCCAACCAGAAGGGCGGCACAGGAAAGACCACCACAAGCACCTGCCTGGCTGGTGCATTGCAGTTGCTTGGCAAGAAGGTTTTGTTGGTGGACTGCGATGCCCAGTGCAACGCAACGGACACCTACGGAGCGCAGACAGAGGACGTATGTACCCTGTTTGATGTGATGACCAGGCAAGGAACAGCAGAGGAAGGAATCCAACACTGTGAAGCTGGTGACATTCTGCCGTCCGACAGTGCATTGAAGGATATCGATGAACAGATGGTTCGGGACATTGGCAAGAACTTCCGGCTGCGAGAAGCCCTTGAAAGCGTGTCCGGGCAGTACGATTACATTGTGCTGGACACTCCACCGCAGCTTGGTCTTGCGCTTGTGAACGCGCTGATTGCCGCCAACAGCATTATCGTGCCCATCACAGCAGACCGATATGCACTGGCTGGATTGAGTCAGCTTTCGCAGACCATCAGCGATGTTCGCAGATACTTCAACCCGACTTTGAAGATTGAAGGATTGCTTTTGAACCAGTACAAGAGCCGTGAGAACCTGTCCAAAGAGGTTGTGGAGCAGCTTCCTGCGATTGCACAGAGCATGGGAACAACCCTTCTGGACGTGAAGATTAGACCGTCTATGGGCGTTCGTAAGGCGCAAGCAGAGCGGCACAGCCTGTTTAGTGGTGACACGGCAAAGAGCACAAGTGCAGAGGATTTCAAGGCGTTGGCGCAATATCTTGTCGGAGGTGAAGGCTGATGAAATCGACCAGCAAAAAAACATCCGGCTTGTTGGGCGGGTTTGATTTCCAGCCTATTTTTTCGGAACAGCCATTAAGCCGAAGTGAGCCAAAGGAAGAAGAAGTAAGCCAAGCAAAGCCGAACGAAGCCGAACAAGCACCGATTAAGCCTAGTGAAGCCACAGACAGCCAAGCACAGCCTTATGAAGCACAGTTAAGCAATATTAAGCCGAAGCAAGCCAAAGACGGCGAAACACAGCCGAATAAAGCCGTAGTAAGCGAAAGCAAGCCGAAGAAGCTGAAACAGGCGAAGGAAGTTCAACGTCTTATCGAACAAGGCGATGTGCCCGGTGCGCTAGCCGAAGCTGGTTTGACAAAGAAAAAAATCCCGATGCCGGAATCGCATCAGGGCGTTGCAAGTGGTGATGGCAAGCGTTCCAAGCGCATTACCATCCTTATGAGCGAGGAAGAGCGCAAGTACATCAACCGTGAAGCCAGACGGCACGGAATGACGATTGGGCAGTTCGTGTACGCTCTTGCGGTTGCGGCGGCAGAAGGAAAGATTGAATTGGAGGATTTCTTAGATGAATGACGTATGGATTGACATTGGGCAGAAATATGAAGCAATGGCAAATATGGGATGCAAGCCTTATGGCTTCAAGCGGGTTCCATCAAATTTTGTGTTTGACGAAGACAAGTCGGTAAAGTGGAACAAAGAGCAAGCGCAAAAGAATAACGATGATTACGACAATGAAGTTAAGCGGCTGAATCAAGAGAAAATGAAGCGTAGGGATGAAATCTACGCAGAGATATATAAGACAATTCAAGAAGAAGTCGGTTTTGGGATTTCAGAAAAGAAAGCGGAAAAAATTTGGGAGTACGCTTACGATAGAGGGCATTCAGCAGGATGGTATGAAATAATCGTAAATTTGGAAGAAATTGAAGAATTTGCAAAGTTCATATTGGATAAAAAGAACTGAGTTGGAGGATTTATTGAATGAACGATAGTGAACGACACCTTATTCGATTTGTTTGCGATGGCGATATGCGAAACGCGCAAAAAGCCGTTAAAATCATTTTGAATTCTATATCATCCAAAAAAGATGAGCAGTTCAAGGAAAATATGTTTCGCAAGTTGGAAAGCAAAAGAGAATTTATTGAATTGCCATATAACTTACAGCATCTTTTGATCGCAGAGGATACAGAAGAATTTCCAGAAGCAAGATTCCTTCTTAGGAACGAAGAAAAAAGTATAACGCAGAAAATCGTTGCTATTTATCGAGCATCTGAAAAATTGAACGAAATGGGCATTCCTTATTTGCCAGCATTGATGCTTTATGGGCAAAGTGGATGCGGGAAAACCATGCTGGCTAGGTATATCGCGCATAAAGCAAAACTTCCGTTTTTGAGGATTCAATTTTCAAGTCTAGTTGATTCGCACTTGGGGCAAACACAATCTAACCTTGCAAGAATTTTTGATTATGTGAGAACTGCTCCTTGCGTTCTTTGTTTTGATGAAATAGATGCAGTTGGAATGGCTCGTGGGCAAAAAGATGACGTTGGGGAAATGAACCGTGTGGTTATCGCGATTATGCAGGAAATGGATAGATTGCCGAACAATGCAATTATTATTGGAACGACAAACCGATTTGATAGGCTCGACCCTGCGCTTATAAGAAGATTTCCGTTGCAATACGAATTAAAGCCGTTGTGCCGTGCGGATGCAGAAATACTTTCTAAAAGGTTCTTTGAATATGCAGGAGCACAATATGAAAACATAGCTTATGAAGATTACGTCCCAGCATCTACGGTTATCAAAGAATGTACAGAACGAATTGTAAATCAAGTTCTGAATCAAGAGGATTTCTTGGAGGATTGACGAATGGGCGTAACCATCAAATGCAAAAAGACTGGGCGTGAAATGGATGTGGGCTATTTCGGGTTTTTCAAGTTGAGAACGAAGGTTGCAGAACTTGTTGGTTCGGAAGTCGGAGAGCACTATAAAAAACTTGATGACATTCTCGACATACCATCTCCCGAAAAAGAACACGTTCTAGAATCATACAATGACGAAACAGAGCGATTGGTTGAAAGCAAAATGCTTCCGATTAAAATTGCAGATTTCCTTTATCAATCGGACTGTGACGGAAAAATCCGATAAGGTGCCTGCAAGGAAATCTTAAAAGTTATAGGTGATTATGACGATAGCATTATTTACGGATATGCTGGTAGAGAAAACCCCGCAAAGTTCAAAGACTTCAAAGAAATCCTTCAAGATTGTGTAGGCAATAAGTGCTTTATGATTTGGAGATAACAATAAACCCCTGTGTAGTCACAATGACCGCACAGGGGTTCTGTTTTACTTATCAGCAATGCAATCCCAGTAGAGATACGCCTTGCCATCTGCAGCATCTGCGTCTTCAAGGAACGCCTTTGCCATGTCAGCGTAGAAGCCAGGAGTGTCAACGGACTGACGCTTTGCGACCTGACAATAATCCGAGTACATCATGTTCATAACAGCCCAGAAATCGTTCGGGTCACAGGTGATGTTGCGCTGTTTGGCAACATCCTGCGTCTGTTCCAGCGTCCAGTGACAGCCCTTCGTGCCGTCAGCGTTCACCATGCTGTCGCACCATTCCTCCGCTTCATCGTGGGTGAGGTGCTGGCGTGGCATTTTGATGGAACGGCTGTCTGCACCGCCACGTTCGTACTGCCCAGACCGTTTATCCCAGTCGCCGTTCTGTGAGAAGCCGATTTGCGGCATCTTGCGCCCATACTCTACGTCAGGGTAGCGGGGGATAGGGTAGGGGTCGATGTAGCGGTTCTCCTCCTGCGGATAGTAGGGATAGCGGTCGTTGCCGCCTTCCAGCTTACGCAGACGGCGTTCCAGCTCACGCTCCCTGCGGTCACGCTCTTCCTCAAGGCGGTCACGCTCCGGCTCACGGTCTTTGTCGTGTTCGCGGAGCATCATCATGCGGCGAAAATTAGTCTTGCCCATAATCTATACCTCCTCAAGAAATGGACGCGGGCGCACCAGCGTGGGAGCAGCAGAAGCAGCCAAGATATTTGAACGTGCCGGTGCCGGTCGCAGACGTTGCCACACGGGTAGCATAGCGGGTGCGGGTATGGATGCTCTCAGCGGTTGCCTGAGCGCAGTTGCAATCGGTCAGAGGGTATGCGGTAGTGCCTGCGCCAATGGTAATAACCACAGGGGCGTTGATGGTGGTTGTGTCCGGGATACTCTGGGCGACCACGATGCAATACTTCTCTCCGTTCTGGTATGCGCCAGCAGGGATGTTGATGGTCAACGTATCGTTGGCAAACGTGACCGCCTGACTGATGACCAAGTGCGGGCAAAGTTTGCAGCTTGTTTTGCAAGCCATAATGTTTTCCTCCTAAAAAATCAGGGGCAGAGGTGTTTTACCCCTGCCCCGATGGTTCACCCGGTGTTATCGGGGAGTGTGTTGGTTAGCAGCAGCCGCAGCAGTTCACACCCACGTTGGGATTTGCCACCTGATAAGCGGGAATCGGACGAGGATTGACCCGGTTCAGGATGGTATCGGTCTGCTGAGACATCACGGTGGTCAGAAGCGCATTCTGGCGATCCTGAGAAGCCGCGAACTTGAGGTTCTGGTTCTCAGCGGTCAGAGTGGCAATCTTATCCTGCGTGAAGTAATCCATCATGCTGCGGAAGTTGGCGTTGCAGTTGTCCACGATGGCGCGGGCGTTGTCTGCGATAGCCTGCCGGGTGGCACAGTCTTCCGTTGCGATGGTGTACTTCAGGTCACCGATCAGCTGCTTGTTCTCGCAGCAGCAAGATGCCAGCTGCGTTGCAAGTGCGGTCTGACCAGCCTGCCGTGCGTTGCCTTCCTGCATGATGGCAAGGTTGATGGCGTTGTCACCGTTGGACACGCTGCGTTCCAGACCGTTCACGAGCTGTGCGTTCTGGTAGCCAAGCTGACAGATGGCGCTGTTCACGCCTGCAAAGCCGTTTGCGATGTTGGTGTTGACGCCGTTCATCTGTGCCAGCTGGTCATAGCCCAGAGAGCAGATGCCGCTCTGGATGCCCGCCAGAGAGCGGGAGGTATCCTGCTGGTAGAAGCCCTCAGACAGAGCCGCGCGGGTGTCTGCACCGCCCTGACCAGTTGCGCTAGTGCCGACCAGATAGGGGATGTAGCTGTTCATGCCGTTGTCGCCGCCGTTCCGGCCATAGCCGTTTGTGCCCCAGCCGAAGATGATGGCGAGGATAATAACCGCCCACAGACCTTCGTTGCCGAAGAATCCGCCGTTGTTATTGCCACCGTCCTGCCCAGCCAGATAGCCAGTTGCAAAATCGTCCATAACAAAACTCCTTTCAGTTTTGCGTTATGCTATCCCACCGCCGTTTGCGATGGGCGAAGCCAAACAAATGCGGTTTTTTTCAAGTCCGCAAAACTGAGAAGCGTTTCGCTTAGAGGGATGCGTTATCGGGGCAGCGTCAGATTCAGGACGCTTGCCAGCTGGTTCAGGTCGATGCCACGCTCTTTGGCGAGGTTCTGCGCCATCGTCCGAAGTTGCGCTTCGTTTTTACCCTGAATCAGGTTCAGCCCTTGCATGATGGGTGCGCTCTGCCCACCCAACTGCTGGATAAGCCCAATCGGGTTTTGTCCGGCACGAGCCAGATTTGCAAGCTGCATGATAGGGCTGTGAGTAATCATATCAAATGGAGAGGGCATTTTTATTCTCCTTTCTTTGCTGCGGTAGCGGGCTTAGAAAAGCTCTTCTGCCACTTTTCCAGCTCATCCAGCCGATGCACAAGGGCGTTGTACTGCTCAATAGGCACATACTGCTGTGTCGGTGCAGCGGTCTGCTGCGCCTGTTGTGCTTGCATCTGTCGCCATGCTTCCGGGCTGTAAAACTCCTGTACATAGGATTCACAGGTGTCCGGGTTGAGCCGCTTGCAGTAGATCACGCCACTGCGCAAGTCCGGGCAATAGGTCGGTCTGCCGTACAGGTCTGACGGTATCGCCAGAAATTCTTCCCTGCTGGAAACAGGTCTGCCGAGTAACCAACCTCCGTCCTGTGCCGACTGCTGAACAGGCTGCTGCCCATTCATCGGCTGCGGACGCTGCGGCTGCGCCTGTTGCATCTGCGTACTCGGTAGGGGAGTGGCAAGCCCAACTGTTCCCATGCCGCCGTAAGGATTGACAGGCTGCTGCGGAACGTAGGGCGTTCCGGGTGCCGGATAATAGCTCATAATACATCCCTCCTTGTGCTCCAAGTGTACCGCATCGACAAAAAGTGAAAGACAACGAACGTACAACGAAGGACAAAAAAGAAAAGCGCCCACACGGAAAAAACCGCGTGAGCGCTTAAAGATATAAATATACTTATATAAAATGATGCAAAATAGAAAGTTTGAACGTTTTACTTGCAAGAAATCCCCCACTTTGCCTACAAAGTACCCCGCGTGGAACGCGGGGCTTCGGCAAAGCAGGGGATTTTTTGTAAAATCAAGAGCGGAACCGCCTACAGGTAATGCCACTCTCTACAAAGGCCGGAGCCTTTCAATCGAGATATTTTAAGTGGAGGATTATTTATTTTTTCAGATTACGCCCACAAATGGGGCAAAAATTTGGATACCATAAGTTGTTTTCACCCTCATCTGATTCTATAAAAACAGCCCCGTTTTCATCCACTCCCATAACAAGGTCACTGTGCATTCCACCGTGAGCGAGAACTCTTTGGCTTCCTTCTTTATCATACACGCAATGACCCGAAATGTTATTTTGAAACGCAGGTTTTATACCACAATATTCACACATATATTTTTCCTCATAACATAAAACCATCTCCCGCATGGTACGCATTGCAAGTAGGTGGGTGGGAGACTGTATCATATCAAAGTCGGCTTGCGCACCATCCGGTTGGCATCATCACCGATAATCAGGTCTGCCACACGTAGCCGACCCTGAAAGGCTTATCCTTTGTTCAGCGCAATTTAAGATTTACTTGACATGGATATTGTACCACAATTCGTGCAAAAAGAAAAGCGGCAGACCCGAAAGCCTGCCGCTTTTGAATTGTCAGAGCAAAAGCTCAAAACTAATCCATATACAAGGTTAGTATATCACACATCCAGCATTTTTTCAATGCCTTTCAGCCGGTAGCCTACCGCCGTTCGGCTGTAATGTGTCTGTGCTGCAATGTCCGGCAGCGGAAGCCGCTCAACGTACCGCAGTAAGGCTATCTTACGGTCTACCCTCCCAAGCGGTGCGTTTTTGATGGCGGCGATCATCTGCTGTCGGTCAAGTCCTTGCAGCGCTGCGGGCAGCACTACACGAGCCGCCGCCACAGGCAGCACCGAGCCAGAAAGGCTGCGGCAGCTGTCCGGCGTTGCGCACCATTACGGGGACGTTACCGAGATGGTCGATTTTGCCGCATCTCTTGATTTCACAAAATCGTTTCTGCTCGTATGTAGTGCTTGCCATGATATCCTCCTTACTGCTTTTGTAGCGCCGTTCGTGCCCGGTCAAAGAAAAACTGAATCACTTTGCTCATGGTCTCTTCCGTGATTGCCCACGAGACCAGCCTGCCCCACCGGCTGTTGTTAAGATAGTGGCGCAGCATCTTGACACACCACGCCTTGCGTTCTGCGCCGCGCTTGGTGCCCTGAATCTCTCGCTCTGCTTGGTCGATAAGGTCAAGCACCAGCGTCTTGACCGCTGCGCCGTAGCCCAGACGGATAAGCCCAAGCACAAGCGAAACAGTGCCCACAACAATGAGTACCAGCGCCAGCCATGCGGGCAGCGGGGTAAGAATGGTGTTAAGGATTGCTTCCATGATTGGTTACTCCTTTCAGCAGGTAATTGTTAATGTCGGTCTTGCTTTTTAGCATACTTTCCCGATTGTTGCCGGATAGTTGCGCGTCCAAAAGGTTCTGCACGCCAACGAGGACAAGTCGCATTTCTTCGTCAATGCCGTCGAATCGCCGGAGGTCTCTTGCAAGGGCTTGTGTATGCTGGAGCTGCCCCTGTTCCAAGGTGCCGATGCGCTTGTCCAGCTCATCCAGCCGCTTGTTCTGCGCGTTGTCCGGCTCCTGTGCCTTCTTGACGTACTTATGGATGATTTCCAGCACCTTGTCGATCGTGATGGCAGCGGCGCACAGGCTGCCCAAGATGCCCAGCACCCACAGCAAAGCTTCTTTTTCGGTCATTTGCCCTCCCGAAGACGGGTCAAACCCTTCTTTGCGATAATTTTGGCATAGTCCTTGTAGGGCACAGACAAGTCCACGCCGGAAATCTTGCCCGGTATCGCGTCCACAACACCGGGAATCTTGCCCTTGCTGGTGTACTGCCACAAGCCGAACGACCAGCCCGGTTCAGGCTTTTTGCTGCGGTATGCTGCCAGCCACACGTCATAAGGCTTGAGCGCAGCGCCGGTCATGTACAGGTTATCACGGCCAAAGTAAAGCCCGGTGTATAGCATGGCGTAAAAGCCCCAGCGCTCCACCGTGGCAAGCGCATGGGCGGCAATGTCCGTCAGGGTCTGCTTGTCGAGCGGCGCTTGCACATAGCTGTCCTCAATGTCCACCGCCACCGGCAGCTGCACTGTCTTACCGGTCAGTACCTTGCGCAGCAGGGCAAGCTCTGCGTCAGCTTCTGCCGTGTTGACCGCCTTGCAGTAGTAGTACACGCCACAGGCGATGCCCAGCCGCTGGCACTCGCGGTAATTACGCTCAAAGGTGGGGTCAATGTACGGCTTGCTGGGCGCGTCTTTTGCGCTGTTGCCCAGCGCCCGCAGCATCACACCGGAGACAAAGTCGCTTGCCTTGACCTTGTCCCAGTTGATGCGCCCCTGCCAGCGGGATACGTCCATGATAGGAAGCATGATATCAGTCCTTTCTTTTCTTTACATACGCTTCAGCAGCGCAGCGATGGGCTCCATGTAAAACCGCTCGTAGCCTGCTTTGTTGGGGTGTGTGCCATCGCCGGTGTACTTGCCGCTCAGCCCGCTGATGCCGTGGCCGCCCATGGGCGGGGTGCTTTCTGCAATGTCCACGTAGGGTACACCCCACTTTTTCAGCGCTGCAAGAATGGCGGGTTTGTAGGTCTTGTACCAGTTTTCACTGCTGCCGAACAGACCGCCGTGCGGGAATACATAGGCCACGCGCTTGTCGCTGTAGTTTTTCGCCAGATACTCCAGCATTTTTTCCAGTGCGCCGGTCATGGTCGTTTCATCGTAGGCAGCAGCAAAGCCATCCGTCAAGGTGCCCACCGGGGCCTTGTTCCACGCATCATTCACGCCGCCCTCCAGCAGGATATAGTCTGCCTTTGCAAGCGCCGTGGAGCTTGTCACCACCGTGCTGATACAGGTGCGGATACCGCCGTTTACGTTGTCGGTAATGTTCGGGGCCAGCGTTGCGCCGTTCACGGCTTCATTGGTCACCGTCATGCCATATTTATCTGCAATGCACTTGCCGTAGCCGCCCGCACAGCTTGCACCGTAGGCGATGCTGTCGCCTGCAATGTACAGTGCTTTTCCCGCCAGCGGGCTGATGATCTGGCCGCTGATACTGTATCCTTCCATTTTACCACCCCTTTTCGATGTACTCGTTCACTTTCTCATCGCTCAGCAGCCCCTTGTACACCTTACACTGATACAGCGTGCCCAACCAGAACTGCTGCTTTTTGCTGCCGTCCGCGCTCTGTGCCGCACCGATCAGGAAGGTCTGGGGCACATCGATGATCGCACTGTTGCTGGTCAGCCACCCGGTCATCGGGCAGTAGGTGCTGCCGCCGCGGTACTTTTTACCATCAAGCTGCACCACATACCGCGTGCGGGTCTTGAGGTGCTCGATGCTGTCCGACAGGGTAACGCCGCCGTAGTTGTAGTAGGCGAACTCCGTCTTATTATTCAGCGGACTGCTGGTGGAGTTGAAGCCGGGCAGGTTGGCGGTGCTGCCGGTCTCGGTCAGGCAGTGCAGGAAAGCAGGCCATGTGCTTGCGTCAAAGTTGTCCCCCGCCTTTGCGTCCACCAGAATGGTATACTGCGGCAACTCGGTGGAAGCGTGCTCCAGCAGCTTCAGACCGGTATCAAAGCCGCTGGTCAGCTCCGTTTCGGCGGGCAGAGTGTAGATCAGCTGTGCCGTCTCGGCTGCTTCCACCGTCACGGTGCAGCTGGCGCTCTTGCCGCCTGCGGTGGCGGTCACCGTGCAAGTGCCCGCCTTTAAAGCTTTCAAAGTGTATCTGTACACATTTTCAGATAGCTTAACAGGTACGCCTGAATTAGAAACGAAACTTCCCGGACTAAAGTTAAGAACAAGTTCGCCATAGGTGGCATCCGCAGGCAGCACGGTAACGGTCAGGGTCTTGCTCTCGCCCTCGTTCAGGGTCAGGGCGCTGCTGCTCAGGCTGATGCTCTGCACCGGAATCTTGTCACTGCCGCTGTCGCTTCCGCTACTATTGATAAATTCGTTCACCTTTTCATCGCTCAGCAGCCCCTTGTACACCTTACACTGATACAGCGTGCCCAACCAGA